TCGCGATCGGCGGTGCGCTTCCGCTTGCGCGACCACTCGGCCATGAACCGCTCGCCCATGTCGCGGATGGTTGCCGGGGCGGCATCACGTGATACCACGACGAGCCTCGGATCGAGACCGGCTTTAACCGCGTCGTGGACCGCCTTGCCGGCGCGTTCGGCTTCCTGGTATCGGAAGGTTTGCGGGTGCAGCTCGCCGAGGACGTGGATCTTCTTCGGCTGGCCCGGCACGTTGTAGTAGACCTCCCAAAACACCCGGCCGTTCCGGTGGAAGTGGACACCGAGCCCGGCCCAGCCGACGTAGGCTTTCGGGCACCAGTAGCGGGGCTTCTGAAACTTCCACTCCCGCAGCAGGTTCGGCATGTTCCAGTGCGAGATGGGGATCTCTCTTATAATATCTTTACGCATGGTGACTCCCTCGGAAAACTGGTGTATCCGATACACCAATTGGTGCTCCGGCACAATCCCCCGCAATTCTGCCACCTTATATTTGCTTAACTTAACAGAGGGTTAAGAAAAGCAAGAGTTTTTTGAGGCCCACCATATACGGCGTTTTATTCAGTTTTTATCAATACTTTTGATCGCGCGGCGTCCGAAAACCCTAGGCTTTCCGCCATTTTCCAGGCTTCCGAGGGGTTAAGATGCACCAATTCGATACACCAACGCCCCAACCCGCCGGAATAGCCGGTGCCACCACATGCGCTCGCAGCGGTCATACAGCCGACGCATACGGCTCGCTCGATGGCTCATGATGGTCCCCTAAATATCCGCCGCATTGTCGAGCAAACGATTGCCCTTCGCCGCGTTCTTAGATTGCGTGAGCAACTGAAGGTTCCACGGCACATGCAAGCCGCAGACCGTCTTGCCCCTCAGCGGGACGATATGGTCCACGTCCAGCCCAAGCGTCGCGCCTAAGATGTACCACTCTTCCATATCCCGGTACTGCCCGACAGTCAGCCAGAGCGGCGTGGCCCGTAGCTCTCGCGCGATACGGTTCGCGTTCTTGATGCGATGCTTGTGCGGCTGCTCGGCCCTAATGCGCGCTTCGTATTCGCGCGCCTTCTCTCGGTTGGCGCGGCGCGCGGCGTTCTTCTTTTCTCGGTACGCTAGCGCGGTCGCGCGCCGGCGATCTTTATTCGCTTCGTACCAAGCCTTGATGGCGTCGCGCCGCTTCAGATTGTTCGCCGCGAGGCGCGCTCTGTGCCGCTCGGGGTACTTCGCCTGATAGCGCTTTGCCCATTCCTTCTCGCGCTCGGCCTTCGTAAGCGTCGGGTCGCACCGGACATAGGGGCGCGTCATCGCGCGTCCAGCATCTTATGGATCGATTGATCCTTCCGAACGGCCGTAGAGATTACTCGCTCGTCAAGCGTTCCCGCTACGATCGGAACGTGCCCGATGAGATATTGCCCGCGTTGGCCCAAGCGATGGATGCGGTCAAGAAATTGTGTGTTTTTTCCCGGCGTATAATCGGGCTCCGCCAACACGGCATCCTGCGCCTCCGTCAGCGTCCAGCCCTCACCGATGACGCCTATCTGCCCGAGGATGATGCGGATCTTGTCGGACTGCTGGAAGTCGTCAGCCGCCTTCTGCTTCGCCTTGGGGCTCGTGCCGCCGTCGAGGTAGGTCAGGCCGTACTTCGTCAGTCTCTCGCGCAGAATGCCCAGCACGCTCCGGTGAAGGGCACCTACGACCACCTTGCGCACGCCGCTGTCCAACAGCTCTTCGATATAGTCGGCCACGCTCGGCGCCTTCGCCTCGCCCAGCAGCCGCCGGGCCGTGGAGATCTCGCCGTCGACCGGGATGCCATGCGCGAACGCCTCCGGGTCCATGTCGTAGAGGCGCGCGGCGTCGGTCCAGCCGGGGTGCTTCAGCGCCGACTTGATGGCCGACGTAACGGCGATCGGGAAGGGGTGCCAGATCTTCTCGGGCAGCTCGCTCAAGACATCTTCCTTGAGCCGACGAACCATTAAGAATTTGCGAAGGCGACGCTGGAGATCTTCCAGGTTCCGCGGCGCGTTGCGGACCTGATTTGAATAATGCAGCTTGTTCGCCCAAACCTGCTTTTCGGGATCGAAGACCGGGCTGCGGATCATGCCTTCGCCCATGCCGTAGTAGAAGTCGCAAAAATCTTCTAGAGAGACGTTGTCGATCGCCTCGTGGTTGAGAAGTCGGATAATATTATAGACTTCCTTGGGCTGATTAGGCGCGATCGTCCCCGACAGCGGCGTCATCCTGCCGCAGACTTCCGCCAGCCCCGGAACGAACTTGCCGTGATCCATCCAGCCGCAGACAGCCTTGGTGCGCTTGTTGCCGCCAGGGTCTTTCAGCGCGTGCGCCTCGTCCATGATGATATGGTCCCAGCGCTCGGCCATCAGCGCGGCGTGTATCGACGGATTGGAGATCAGCGCCCACGACAGAATGACGTAGTGCGCCGTGTTGCTCACGCCGTCCGACGATTTGGCGATGGGGTAGGTCTGGACGTTCGGGGTGGTGCTCCACCGCCATATTTCGCGCTCCCAATTGAGCCGGAGGCTGGCCGGGCAGATGACGAGCGTCTTGCGCGCGCCGATGCTGTTCGAAATGAGAATGCCTTGCGCCGTCTTGCCGATGCCGGGCTCGTCGCCGATCAAGGCGTGGTCGCGGTTGATGACGTACTCGACGCCGGCGTGCTGGTACTCGCGCGGCGTGACCGCGGACGGATGCGGCGCGCGGTAGAAGTGCGGCTCCGTCGCCCAAGACGCGGCCACCGCAAAATCGGGATCTAGCTTGCGACGCCGACGACGGTTCTTGAACCTCTCGCTCTCGCTCAAATCGTCCTCACCGTCTACATCCTCGTATTCGTCTAAGTCGTCACCTAGCATGAGCTTTCTCGCATACGCAGCAATAGATGTAAACCCCTGATTGGACTCGTCTTTCGGGTTAGACTCCGCTAGAGCATTACTGCCCCCCGTTCATGTCGCGCCAGCCGGCCTTGGTGTACCCGTCGACACAGGCGCGAACGTCGGCGCCAACGATCGAGCCCCACGGATCATGGCGGCACTGCACCAGTTCGCCCGTGGTCGGGTTCTGCATCACGACCAGTTGCGGAGTGCAACCGGCGAGGCAAAGGACGGCGACGGCAAGCGTAAATCTCTTCATGCTACTTTCCCCCGCAGCACCGTAAAGAGGCGCGCGGCGTCCCACGCCTTCAGCTTCCTCAGCTCGGCGCGTTTAGTTTCCGCGTCGCGCTCATCCGCACACAAGAACGGGCGCCCGTCCTCCGCGTAGTTCATCCATTCGCCCTCGTGGTAGATCTTGACCCCGTGCATGACCCGGTCGTTTGCCTTGTCGTACCAAGCCGTCGTTTGCGTTTTCATCGTGACTTCCCCTTTCACGCCAGCAGCCCCGCCAAGCTTTCGCCGGGCAGAGCTGCCTTCGCGCATGCGGTCTTCTCACCCGCTCGGCCGGTGCCTATCACCGACTGCCCTAGATTGCTCTAGGGGGTCTCCCATAGTCTAGACTACTCGGCTGCGTGCTGATGATGGTTGAGGAACTGCGCCTGCGCCGCAGCCGAGCCGGCTTCGGTGTCATCGTCGAACGTCGTATGCAGCTCGCCGCCGACTTCCTCGGCCGCCCAATGCGCGAATAGCATCTTGTCCGTCGCCTTGAGCAGCCCGAAGGCGGCCTTGAGGGCTTCCACGCCATGCAGCATCGCGGGCTTGGCCGGCTTCGGCTGCTTGAAGCCGAAGTCCTCCGCGGTGTTGTCCTCGTATGCCTTCGCGCCGCCCTCTTCGGTGCCGCCGATGACTTCCCGCGTCGTAGGAACCTTTTTCTTCTCGCGGTGCGCCGCGTTCGCGAGAGCGTTCTTCTCGCGAAGGTCGGCCAGGGCGAGGCGCGGGTTTTCCGACGAGCCAACCGCGACGAGCTTGCGGACGTTCTCGTAAGACTGCTCCGTGATATTCTTCTCCGCCCAGTCCTTGAACTTCAGCCCGTGCTCGGCGCACTTCGCCTTGGCTGACGCGAGCTGGATTGACGCGGCCAAGCGGTGGTCGTCGGCATCGCTCTCCAGCTTCGCGGCCTTGGCAAAGCGAACGTTGATCTCGTTGGCGAGCGGGTCGAGATCGTTGCTGATGGCCGCGGCCTTAGCTTGCTCGATCGTCGCGACTTCCTGCTTCTTCGCGACCTTGGCAGCGTCGGCCTCGGTCTTCTCCTGCTTGCGCTTCTCCAGCTCGGCGGTGCGTGCGGCTTGTGCCGGCGTCGGACCCTTCGGCGTGACTTCCGCCTTCTCCTTCGCCTCTCGCTTGACCTTCTTCGCCTCGCGGACGGCGGCCTGCGTCTTCTTGAACAGCTCGGCCTTCTCCGCCTTGTCGAGCTTCGGCTTCTCGGGCTTGACCGGCGCATTCGCCTTGGCAGCGGCCTTGGCCTCTCGCTCGATCTTCGCCTCGGCTTTCTTGGCGGCGATGCTGGCGACGCGATCCTTGTTCGCCTGCTTGATCTTCGCGGCGCGTTCGGCCTTGGCGAGCTGCGCCGCAGTCTTCGGCTTGACAGGCTTCGCGTCGGTCGGCGGAAGTGTCTCGGCGGTCGTCGGTTCCATGCGGATAAGCTCCTGCTACGGCGGGGCGCCGCGATCGGATGATGTATGGAAGCCCCTGCTTCATTTCACCGTGACGGTATCACGTGATACCAAGATCCGTCAAACCCGTTAATAATCCGTAAGCCAACGAACATTCTACTTAATCGTTCCTTCACCGCTGCTGATGCCTAGTATCCCGCTAGGGTACGCCAGGGATCACTCATGAATGCACTGTTGCAGGCTGCGCTCCACTACGCGGTGGATTTGCATTGGCCTATCTTCCCGTGCAACCAGCTCAAAGAGCCGCTGGTCGAGGGCGGCGTTACCGCAGCGACGACCGATCCGGCCGTCATCACGGAGTGGTGGGAAACCTACCCCCGCGCGAACATCGGCCTAGACGTTGGCGGCGCCGGCATGATGGCGCTCGACTTCGACCCCGGCTCATCGCGTGCCGAGTGCGCCAAGGCTGTCGGCGGCTTGCCGGATACGCTGCTGCACCAGAAGACACCACGCGGCGGCGATCATCTCCTGTACGCCCTGGCGCCGGGCGAGATCGTATCGGCCAGCGCGTCGAAGCTGTCGCCGGCCGTCGATGTCCGCAGCTTCCATAGCTATATCCTCCTGGCGCCGTCGCGTACCGCGGATGGCGTCTATGAGTGGGTGAGCGAGGGAAAGCCGGCTTACCGCACGGACGAGCTTGTCAGGCTCGCCAACGTCGCGCGGGAGAAGTCCGCCGATCGCGATGCTTGGCTGATACCCGCCGACATGCCCGAGAATGTCGAGCTGGCGACGGCTTGGCTGAAGCGCGACGCCAAGATATCCGTGGAGGGGCAGGGCGGCGACGCCATGGCCTACGCTACCGCGGCGCATTTGAAGAGCTTCGGCATCAGCGAACCCCTGGCGCTCGATCTCCTGTGGCAGCACTGGAACCCACGCAATCAACCGCCATGGGGCGCCGACGAGATCGACCATCTGGAAGCCAAGGTCGAGCACGCCTATAGGTATAACACGTCGCCGCCGGGCAATGTGACGCCCGCCTACAAGATCGCCAAGGCTCAAGCCCTGTTCGCACCCGTCGCGGCGAAGCTGGACGAAGCCGCCGTGACCGACAACGGCTTGGCCGGTGAAGCTGGACGGTTCCGGTTCGCCGAGGGCGATGCGTTCGATGATATCAAAGCGCCGAACTGGCTCATTGACGGCTTTCTGCCCGAGGGCTGCTATGGGCTGCTCACGGCTCACCCTGGCGCCGGCAAGACGTTTATCGCGCTCGATATCGGGCTGACGATCGCCAGCGAATTCATGATGGCCACCGCCCCGGTTTGGAGCGTGCTCACCCACGGCGCCGTGCTCTACGCGGCTGGCGAAGGCCGGTCACAGATACCCAAGCGCAAACGAGCGTGGGAGAAGCTGCACTACGGCGGCGCGCGTGTCCGCGGCTTCGTCCTGGCCGATCCGATGCCCAACGTCGCCAACGACGAGGACTGGACGGCGTTCATTGCCGGCGCGCTCGGGATGTCACCGGGTGGCTACAAGCTCGTCGTGCTCGACACCATCGGCCGCGCCATGCAGGGCTTGAATGAGAACGCGCAGGAGCACGCCAGCAACTTCACCAAGCGCGTGGAGCAATTGCAGCGCGCGCTAGGCTGCGCCGTGCTGGCGCTCCACCATAGCGGCCACGACGGCACGCGCGCGCGAGGCAGTAGTGTCTTCGGCGCCGATGCGGATGTCTCTGTCGTGCTGGAACGCGACGGGCAAGCGCCGGTCGTCAGCTTGCGTATGGAGAAGCAGAAAGACGCCGAGCAATGGGAAATCCCGCGCCGTGTTGCGCTGGAAGAAACCAGCGTCGGCGACGGGATCAAATCGCTGGTCGCGATGCCGGCCGTAACGCGCCGCGAAGAGGCGATGCAGCACGTGCAAGCCGTGAAGCACAAGAACGATCCGACGAGGAAGAATGACGGCGCGGCGGTGATGGTGTTGGACGCTGCTGTCAAGGCAGTCTTAGCGTCCAACACCGGCAAGGCATGGTCTACGGCCGATCTTGCGCAAGCCGTCGCCATGAGGGACGAGGTAGAAATCTCCAGCAAGACGTTGGCGAACCGCGGTTTGCCGGAGCTTAGAGAGACGCGCGGAACCTACGCGAATAAGGCGTATGACGCCGCCACGAAGCGCTGGCGCAGCGTCAGCCCCGCTTAGCCCATCGCATCAGAAATGCTCGCTTCGACGTTCTCGATCTCATCGACCGCAGTCCCTAGCATCTCGGCGACTTCCTGCATCCGCTGACCGCGTTCCGCGGCTTGTAACCTTTCGGACAAGTTGTCAAACGCCTCTTGCTCTTCCTCCGCAATTTCTTGGATCATCTCTCGGGCCTCGGACAGTTTCGCTTGCGCGAGGTCTAGTTGCTTTCGGCGCGCAGTATTCATGATGCAATCCTCCGGTCAAAACTCGTCAATGGTGGCGTGACCTTACACGCATGGACCTCGATAAAGCAATCCGTGCAGATAGCTTTATCGGGCGGTTCATCGTCCATGCGGTGACTGACGGGCGCGGGCTCGTGACAGCTCGCGCATATCGTCGGATGCTTGACAGTCATAGCGCCGGCCCCCTCGAAGCGGCGTAGTCTCTCGCTGCTTTGCGCGACAAGAACGAATTGACGACGCGCCCGGCCATCAGCACGGCGTAGGTTGTCGGCGCGTCGGGCTTCACCGCGAGCCTGTGCCAATCCAACCTTGGCTCGCCGCTGGCGTACCGGGGGACGCTCATTCCGTAGTGGAGCTGCGCGCCGGCCGAATAGCACTTGACGCGGCGAACAATGGCGCCGTTCGGAAGATACTCTTCCTGCCGTACCGCCGCTTCCCGAGCTTCCTGGGATGTCACGCTGCCCGCGCCAAACCGAAACGAGCGAGCGTATGCTTCGGCCTTTTTCTTCGACAAGCCGCGAGCGCCGGCTAGCCATTCGACGTAATCCACTTCTTGACGCTGGACCGTCTCAGGCGTCAGCTTGCCCAGCTCGCGCAGCGATGGCGGCTTGTAGCCGTAATAGGTGCGCCAGTTCTTCGGTTTCGTGCTGTTCATAGCAGTCATGCCTCGATCAAATCGAGGAACGCGACGGCTGGCACGGCCATGCCAATGAGAATGTTCGCCACGTCATCCGCGAACGCCGTTAACTCCTGGTCGGCGGAGTAGGCGGCGTCGGCGGCGGATCGGGCGGATCGGGCGGCGGAGTAGGCGGCGGATCGGGCGGATCGGGCGGCGTCGGCGGCGGAGTAGGCGGAGTAGGCGGCGGATCGGGCGGATCGGGCGGCGGAGTAGGCGGCGGATCGGGCGGATCGGGCGGCGTCGGCGGCGGATCGGGCGGATCGGGCGGCGGATCGGGCGGATCGGGCGGCGGAGTAGGCGGCGGCGGAGTAGGCGGCGTCGGCGGCGGATCGGGCGGATCGGGCGGCGGAGTAGGCGGCGGCGGAGTAGGCGGCGTCGGCGGCGTCGGGGGTCTCGCACGCAAGCGCAGCTTTCTCCAAAGCCGCCTTATGCTCCGCTTGCGGGTGCAATTCCGCCGCCCGGCGCAATGCGCGGGGGACAACCGTGCGGATCGTCATCGCCGAGACTAGGCGCGTGAATTGCACGTCGTCGAGCACGTCCTTTGTCCCGAGCTGCAACACCGCCAGCTTGCGCATGCCCTTGGCGCGAGCGGCGTCGGATGACCATGCGGCGTCATTGAGCGTGATCTTGAGCTTACGTAGGGCCGGAGAAACGCAATCCGGCTCGTCACCGTGCGGTAGGCCAAGCGCGAAGCATACGGCAGCCTCTACGCACATTTGGCCGGGAATGGGCTGGCCAACGCCTGAGACAAGGCCAGCGTCCACGATCTCAAGAACCTTGGCGGCGATTTCGCGAGTGATAATGCGTGTCATGGTAAGTCCCCTTGGTTTGTCGTGAGTTGGCAGGCGTAACAGAGAAAAGTTATGAAACCGTCAGCTTAGCGACAGAGAGCTTCGATCGCTTCAACTCCCGCAAGCACGGCATCGCGCAAGATGAGCAGCCGAGAATAGTCGCCGCCCATCTTGCTGGCGTGTTCCAATGCCTCGGTGGGTATGCCGGCGCAGGCGTTGACACAGGCGACGATACGGCGAGCGTTGGCGACGTTCTCCGCGCACCACGCCTCCGCTTCCTGCGTGATGCCGTGAGCGGCGGGTGATAGATTGCCCGCTACGATGCGGCCGAAGTGCCCGACGAGCGGACCGAGAATGGAGCCGTCCGATTGCGCGGGGGTAGGCTCGCTTGTGTGTTTCGCCATGGTCTAACCTCCTGATAAACACTCGATACACCAAATATGATCGATCATACGCCAATGTCAACCACTGATTTCAGGCGATCGGCGACGGCGTACCGTGAGCGGTGCATTTCTCGGCACTCTCAGGCGCAGATTGGCGAGCGTGAATTTGCCGCCATCGCCCGGCAGGACGATATAGGCGACACGCTGCCTACGCTCGCCGGCTTCCGCGTACAGGGCCGACAGAGCGGCCGCATCGCGGGTCCATAGCGGGTCAAGTTCGCCCATACGTTCGGCGATATCCTTGGCGCGCGTCATCGCAACAAAGCCGGGCACGCTAATTCTCGCTTTGACCGTCGTCTTGCGCGCGCGCAGTGCAACCCGCTGCTCAAACGCCCGCGTCCTGAGTACCGCTCTTTCCGCCCGCATGATAACGGCCTTTGCCTTCGCACGCTCCCGCGCCGCCAGCTTTATCGCCAGGGCTTTCTCCGGGTTGCGCTCGCGCCACGTCTTAGCATAGCCGGCCACCTTGTCACGGTTCGCTGCTTTCCAGCGTTTCCCGGCCGCTACGATAGCGCGCTTGTTCTTGGCGTAGTAGGTGCGAGCGTATTCCCGATCACGCTCGCGCTTCGCTTCGTCGTCCATAGCTTTACCCTCGCTTGGTATCACGATGCCGGCGAACGTATATTGAATAGCTTAAAATAGTACCAAGCGTCTCCCAGGCGCTAAGACCCGCAGAAAACAGCCGTGCGGGATAGAATTAAAGCCACGGTAACGAATGCGATCCTAGGCAAACACTGGGGATCGTGGATCTCGGCAAGGGGATGATTTTAAGGTATCCGGGGTGGGTGCATCAAGTCGGCCATAGCCCGAAACGGGAGAGCATCCCGAGATGAATGTATAGAAATCAAGGGTTTGCAGGGTAGCTGTAGGTCGGGACCCGACTTAAACGGGAGACTTACTTGTTCCCGGTATGCTGGCAAGGGAATAGGGCTATAGGAGTAACCTCCTAGCCATTTCCCGCTGCTACCCCAAAGCGTGATACCAAGAAAATATGGTGGCGCTTTGGGGTGCAAACGCTTGAGCGTGGGATGTCGGATGAATGGCCGGGCGAGCGTATGACCACGGGTCGAGAAATCAGGAGAGAGTGCTGGTGCTTTCCGAAGCGCGCATCTTCTGCGCTACGCGGATATGCTCTCTTTCCACCCATCGCCACGTGCTCGCATCGCCAATGACTTTCTGCGGCGCTTGTGTCCCCGCGATGTCGAATTCCCGTAGCGCCGCATCGGCGCCCATGCGCTCGTAAGTCGCGTAGTTCGCGTTCGATTGCGCTTCTTTGGCGCTTGCCGGCGAGCTGTAGAAGGCGAACGGGTTCATGATTGCTCCTGTTGCATGGGTTGCGTGCGAGCTGATGGCCGAACTAGGGCGATCTCGCCAGCGTCGAGCTTATGGCTTACCGCTGCGATCGGGTCACGTTGCCCTTGCTTGCGGTAGTGCCGAACGGCTGTCAGCCAACTATCGAATTCCAGCGTTGCCATCGGTATGCTCCATTCCTGCGAGGTCGAGGGATCTCATCAGCAAGCGCGTTACGCTTGTACACGGCTAGCGCGCCGTGTTTCGACCTGTATCTATTAACGGTTGATAAGCTGTCCGTCAAGCCCTGCGCTTGATCGGCTTGCGTGATCCGTGGTAGCGCATCCGCGCTTGTTCCTCGTCATAGCACTCGTGTTGAGCGTCGGAGGCCATCACATAGGCCACGGCTAATGCGTCCCCGGTCTCGGCGGCGCGTTTGCGCGTGTCTTGGTGCTTCTCGGAGCCGAAACCCGCGTTGATGAGATCGCGGCAGAGCTTCGATGCTAGTGCCGTGCGCTTCTCGTACAGCGCTTGCAGCTTGGCGGCGGAGAGCTTCGATAGGTTCGTCATGATATACCCCTTGATCTCATCAGCAAGCGCTTGACGCTTGGACACGGCGCTTAGAAGCCGTGTTTCGATCTTAGCGGCGTGTTTCGATCTTAGCGGCGTGGGAACAGCGTCGTCACCAGCATGAAGAGCGTCGGCGGTACGAGGATGAGCAGCGCGAGACCAACCATGATATAAGCCCCTGTGTTTCGTTCGATGCACCATTTCTGATCGATCCTCATTCGAGTGTCAACGGCTATTTTCGGGTGGCGTCGCTTTTCTGGTATCACGTGATACCAAATATCGGTAAGCCACGACTTACCATCGCTCAGTCGTCCAGGTGTAAATCCGGTTGCATCATGCAACCAACCCAACATTTTCCGGGAGATCTCAAGCGTGGTAAGTGAACGCTCACTCACATGGGGTTCTATCATTACATATGAGTGGTGATTAGCCATCGCGCGCCAATGATATCAATGACTTAGCTACGTTAGCGCAGGTATGATGCACCAGTTCAATGCACTGATGCGTTCTACGCGCCTAGTATACTACGCATGCGCGTGCGGTTCTCTGTCCGCCGGATGGTCATTTTCTGGCACCCTCGGCCGTGGCGATGTTCGGGGGGTGGGGTGCCTTTCGATTTTGCGTACCTAACAGATCCCCGGAACTCTAAAGCCAACTTTCGACGATTTTTTGGTATCACGTGATACCACCGCCCCGACTTATGAAAAACGTGCGAGCATCCTCCGCCAGAAAAAGAGAACACCTTAACGCGATCGCAACCTTTAATGCCGATGCTCCCTCTCGCTGCGCCGGGCTCCACCGACTTCCCCTGGTCACGTGGACGGCGCCCGCTGTTGGTCGAGGCAAAGCGGGATAGAAATAGATCGACCACTCCATTCACGCGGGGACCAAGGGCATGGCCGGGAACAAGAAGGGACAAAAACTCTCGGCGATGCAGAGGCGGGCCGCGGACGCCTATATCGACAACGGGTTCCGCAACAAGCTCAACGCCATGCGGATTGCGGGCTACGCCGATACGACGGCCAGCGCCGCGGCGAACAAGGTCGTCTTCCACCAGCCGAAGGTGATTGCGTATATCGAGGCGGCGCGCGAGCGATTGCAGCGCAAGTACGATGTCACCAAGGATTTCGTCGTGCAGCGCATGGCACGGCTGGCGAACAGCGGCGAGATCCTGGCGAAGTATCGCTACACGGCCGAGGACGGAAGCCTGTATTGGGACTTCACCGATGCCACGGCCGACGATCTCTCCGTGATCTCGGGCATGACCGTCGAAACCTACGCCGATGGCCGGGGCGATGAGAAGGTGATGGTCAAGAAGTTCAAGATCGACGTGCCAGATCCGAAGGGCGCGCTCGACAGCCTCGCCCGCGTGATCGGGCTGTTTAACGACAAAGTAACGGTCCAGGGCGAAGTATCCCTGATTGAGCGGCTTCAACGTGGGCGTGAGCGCGCTAAGGCGAAGGATGGCGGCAAATGACCACGGTTCCCTTCAATACGCAGGTGAAAGAAGCTGCCGGCGTCTATCTCGATAGCTGGACGCTGACGAGCGCGAATACGGACGGCCAGCCGATTTCGATCCCTGGTGCGCCCGATCGCTGTTTCCAGGCGACGGGGACGTTCGGTGGGGCGACGATCGTCATGCAGGGCTCGCTCGACGGCGGGACAACGTGGTTCCAGCTCCACGACGGCGGCAATACGCTGATCGCGCTGACGGCGGCCGACGGCGGGGCGATCCTTGAGAACGCGCTGCTCATCCGTCCCTTCCTCTCCGTGGCGGGTTCGGGCGCCTCCATCAACGTTTATCTGCTCTCAGGGGTGAAGTGATGTCGGAACTTGCCGCAGCCGTCGAGCTGGTGAAGCAGCAGGCGAAGGCGTTCCAGGCCGTCCTGGCGGTGGCCGATGCCCTGTCTCGTCTTCGCGACCTTGAGCAGACTCTTGTCGAGCGCGAGGCGCAGGTTGCCACGGCGACGATCGAGCTGGACAAGGCCGTCGAAGAGCGGGTGACGCTCCACATGGGCATCTCTGTGCTCCAGGCCGAGCGAGACCGGCTCAACGCCCTCATCGCCAACTTGAACAGTGAGTTGGCGACGGAGCGCGGCAAGATCCTTGGCGATGCGGAAGCTCGTGCGCTTGAGATCGTGGATGCCGCGGTACGTCGAGCTGACGAGATCGACGCCGATGTCAAGCAGGCGCAAGCCGACCATCTATTCCGCCTGCAAGGCCATGCCGAGCTGGAGGCCGCGGCGCAGGATCGCGTCGACCGGCTTGACGCTCACGTCGCGGACATCAAGGCGAGGTTCGGCTGATGGCGACTTATAACAAATTCAATGTCTTCGTCCAAAACCTCGCGAATGGCGTCCACGACTTCGCCACCGATCAGCTTGCCGTCGTCCTGACGAACACGCTTCCGACCGCGGCGAATGCGCTGCTGTCCGATATCACGGATCTCTCGACGGGCGGCGGCTACACGGCCGGCGGCACGAACGTCACGACGACCTCCAGCACGCAGACGAGCGGCACGGAAAAGCTGATCGTGGCCGATCTGACGTTCACGGCGACAACCGGCTTCGGCCCGTTCCGCTATGCCGTGCTGTTCGACAAGACGCCGACTTCGCCGTTGAAGCCGTTGATCGTCTGGTTTGACTACGGCAGCTCCATCTCGCTCGGCGCGGGCGAGACGTTCCTGGTCGACTTCGACCAGACGAACGGCCTCTTCACGATCGCATAAAGGGGGCTGAAAATGACATTCGATCAACTCACCGCCGAGCAGCAGGCCCTTCTCACGGCGTTCGTCGACGGCTTGTTCCGCCCAATCGAAGGCGAGGTAAATCGCTCGTTCGGAGCCGTGCAGCATATGCTTGACAGCAACGCGGCCGGCGTCGGCACTCTCCTCGCCGGGCTGGACCCCGCGACCGTCCTCCCGATGACGACGGGGCTCGCCGGGGCGCAGCCGCGAACGGCTGGCGACATCATCAGCGCCCTCGCCAGCTACACGGCGGCCTGCGCCTCGTTCAACACTGATGCGATGCGCCAGAGCCGCATCATGTCGGCCGGCATCTCGGCGACGGCTCCCTAAGCGATGACCGTCAACGCGACCGCCGTCTATCGCGTCAGGACGGGCGGCAACAATGCGAATGGTGGCGGTTTCGACCCGACGATCTCAGGTGCGGGGACGGACTATTCGCAGCAGGACGCGGCGCAGTGGTCGTCGTCCAGCGTCACGTCATCCAGCACGACATGCACCGACAATAACTCGCAGGGCACGCTGACGACGGCGATGATCGGCAACGTCGTGTGGTTGAGCGGCGCGGCGTATTTCATTCTGACGGTGCCGACCGCCAACACCTTCACCGTAGATCGCGCGCCAACGGTTGCGGCGGTAGCGGCAAAGATCGGCGGGGCTTGGGCGAACCCGTGGACCAACTTGACGGGCTCTGCCTGGATAGTCCCCGGCTGCACGATCTATGTGCGCGGCTCGGGCAGCGACGCCCCCTCGGCGGCAGACTATACGTCCACCAGCTTCGTCCAGCTCCCCGCGGGGAGCACAAGCGTCGGGCGCATCCGCCTTCTCAGCGAGAACGGGCGTCCACAGATCAACTCCGCTGGTCTCTTATACCAGTCCAATAACTTTTGGTGGTTCGAGGGCTTCAAGGTCAAGCTCACGTCGGCATCTAATGGGCGCATTATCGGCTGGGGCGGAACTCCGGCAGGGCATGTATTCAAGAACGTTGTTGTCGACCAGAACAATTTTGATTGTCCGCTCAACCTTGACGCCGGAAACGTCTACATCAACTGCATAATCTACTCTTCGGTGGCGATTTCAGGAGGTGCCGGGACCAGCGCGGCGTTTGATTTGTCGCCTAATTTTGGCAGCACTGCGATCGGATGTGTCGCCTTCAATGTTAAGGGTATCGGTTTCGCCCTGGTCGATGGGGCGGCGGCGATCAACTGCATTGCAGCGAATGGCGCGGGGGATGGCGTCACGGTCACGTCGTCGCGCACGGACATGCCGATGCGGGTCATCGGCTGCACGATCGACGCGAACGCCGGGCACGGCATCAATCTCCTGACCGATGATGCGGTCCTGATGGCCGTGATCGCCAACAATATTGTGCGCAACCACACCAGCGCGTCGAAGTACGGCATCTTTGCGAACAATACCCGAACCGCTGCGGTCAATGATCGGATCAAGGGCTTCGCGGACTACAACGATCTATACAACAACAACGGCGCGGCAGGTGGCGGCTGGCAAGGAATGTCGGACGCACAGCCAGCAGGCAACTCCCAAAATCTCAATCTCGATCCACAATTCACCAATCCTTCGACGACGATCGGTGCGGCGGATTATTCGATCGGCACGAATCTGAAGGCAAAGGGCCTGCCCGGCTCGTTCAACCCCGCCTCGATCATGGCGACAGTCGGCTACATGGACATGGGCGCCGTGCAGCGCCAGGAGCCGACCGGCGGCGGCACGACGATCATCAATTCACGCGCCACGGCGCACGGACGGAGATAGCCATGGCCCGCACCTATACCGCCAACTTCGCCAACGTCACCGTCTCGGCGATCCAAGACGCGATTTCGATCCTTGCGCCGAGCGGCAAACTCGTCGAGATCATCGAGGTGCGTCTTGCTGCCAAGACGACGACGAGCGAGAGCGTGCGTATCCGTCATCGTCGATCGGTCGGGGCGGCGCTGGGCTCCGGCGGATCGGTCGTCACGCCGGCCAAGCACGAGGCTGGTGACGGCGCGGCCTCGTCGACCGTCCACGCGAACGACACGACGCAGGCGACGGGCACACTGACGACCATCTTCGAGGACATCTTCAACGTGTTGAGCGGCTACTTGTGGGTGCCGGTCCCCGAAGAGAAGATCATCCTCGCGCCTGCCGATGCTTATGTGCTCGATTTGCCGGCCGCGCCGGCCAGCAACAGCTATTCCGGCAGCGTGACCTTCCGCGAAGTCGGGTAAGCTGGCCCCGCCATGAGCGCCGGCATCTATCGGAAAGACGCGGCGCTCTGGCGGCGGAGGCGTCGCGTCGACTTCGCTGCCCTCTTTGCGAGCGCGGGCGGGGGGCCGACGCACACGCTCACCGCGGCGGCCGGCGCCTACACCATCGGCGGCGTCGCTGCGGGCCTGCTACACGGCTTCCGGCTCGGCGCAGCGCAGGGCAGCTACGTCCTCACTGGCAACGACGCGATCCTGTCGCCGAGCAAGACCTTCGTCGCGGCGCCGGGCGCCTACGTGCTCACCGGGAACCCCGTCACGTTCAAGCGGGGCTACGTCCTCAAGGCGGCGAGCGGCAGCTACACCCTCGGCGGCAACGCCGCAGCACTCAAGGCCGGCCGCGTCCTCACCGCGGCGCAGGGCTCCTACGCGCTCACGGGCAGCGACGCCGGGCTGAAGATCGGCAACCGCACGCTGACGGCACAGAGCGGCAGCTACGTCATCACTGGCAACGCGGCGACGCTATCGAAAGATGGCGAAGTTCTCAGCGGCAGCGACATCCCGCGCCGCCGACGCCGCATCTGGAGCTAGGCATGAAACTCCACAATCCCAAGGCGGCGTTGAACCTGAATACGGGATCACGTGATACCAGAAATCCGCCGACCGCCGACGAGCGGCTTGCCGATGCGCTGGCCGAGTTCTACGCGGACCCGCTCGGCTACGTCATGTTCTGCTTCCCGTGGGACACGGACAAGTCCATCCAACTCGTCGAGCTGGAAGAGCCCTACAAATCCCGCTTCGGCTGCAAGTTCGGGCCGGACGTATGGGCCTGCCAGTTCCTTGACGAGCTGGGGCGCGAGATCAAGCAGCGCGGCTTCGACGGGCAGAACGCTGTCTTGCCGATCCAATTCGCCGCCGGCTCCGGCCACGGCATCGGGAAGTCCGTGCTCGTCGCGTGGCTGACGAAGTTCATCCTCGATACGCGCCCGCTGTCCAAGGGCATCATGACCGCTTCGACGGATGCGCAGCTTCGCACGAAGACGTGGGCGGAAGTCGGCAAGTGGCACAAGATGTCCCTCACCGAGCACTGGTTCGAATACAACACCGGGCGCGGGGCGATGGCCCTGGTGAACAAGCAGGAGGGCGGGCGCTACAAGGAACAGTGGCGCTGCGACGCGCAGACGTGCCGCGAAGAGAATTCGGAAGCCTTCGCCGGCTTGCACGCCGCGAACGCGACGCCGTTCTACATTTTCGACGAAGCCTCCGGCGTGCCCGACAAGATCTTTGAAGTGCGCGAGGGTGGCACGACGGACGGTGAGCCAATGACGTTCGACTTCGGCAACCCGACGCGCAACAGCGGGCGCTTCTATGAGGAATGCGCCGGCCGGTTCAAGCATCGCTACATCGTCAAGACGATCGACAGCCGCGATGTCAAGATCACGAACAAGGCCCGCATCCAGCAGTGGATTGACGATTATGGGATCGAAAGCGACTTCGTGAAGGTCCGTGTTCGCGGCATCTTCCCCTCCGCCGGCTCGACGCAGTTCATTCCGACGAACGAGGTGATTACGGCGATGGCGCGCGAGGTCGTCGAGGACCGCCGCGCCCCGCTCGTGATCGGCGTAGACGTGGCCCGGTTCGGCGATGACGATAGCGTTATCTGGCCGCGGCTCGGCCACGATGCGCGCTCGTTCGGGCCGGAGTGCCATAGCGGACTCGATACCGTGGCGCTCGTCGGCAAAGTCATCGAGAAGGTGCGGTTCTTCCGAGGGCTCGGCCAAGCCGTCTCGGCGATCTTCGTGGACGGCGGCGGCGTCGGCGGCGGCGTCGTCGATCAGCTCCGCTCGCTCGGCTACAACGTCATGGAAGTGCAGTTCGGCTCGGCGCCGGATGACCGCAACACCTATCGCTATAAAATCGACGAGATGTACGGACGCATGAAAGAGGCGCTGAAGACCCGGCTCGCTTTGCCGGCGATGCGCGACCCGAAGGGAATGGAGATTAAGGACCAATTAACTCAGCGTGAGTATGGTTTCACGATCAAGGGCCAGATCAACCTTGAGAGCAAGGCCGACATGAAGGAACGCTTGGGCAGCGGCGTAGGATCGCCCGACATCGCCGACGCCCTCGCCATCACCTACGCCTATGAGATCGCTCTGCCGCCTCCGCCGGAGCACGTTTCGGGAAGCGCCGCGAAGAATTGGGATTACGATCCGCTGAAGACCAATTGGTAAGGACATTTGACCATGTGCATGGGAGGGGGTTCCGCCCCAGCAGCCCCGGTTCTACCGCCGGCCGCCCCGCCGCCGCCGACGCTCGCCGATCCGGCGGTTGCCGCGGCACGCGCCAGTAACCAGCAGACGGCAGCGCTCGCCGCCGGCCGGGCATCCACCATCATGACTTCGCCGCAGGGCGACCTCAACCCCGTCAATTCGACGAAGAAGACCGCGTTGGGCCAGTGATATGGCAGATCTCAATTACCGGGACCGGGCCGAGCGCCGCAAGTCCGCGCTGAAGCTGGAGCGCGAGAGCTTCATTCCGCACTACAAGGAGCTGGCACAGTTCATCCAGCCGCGGCGAGGCCGGTTCTTCATTCAGGACCGCGACCGCGGCGGCGATCGGTACAACAGCATCATCAACAGCAAGGCGACGGCAGCGCTGCGCGTGGCGCGCTCCGGCATGCTTGCGGGCGCCATGAGCCCGAGCCGGCCATGGATGAAGCTGGAGCTTCAGGACGACGACTTGAACGCCTTCCAGCCGACGAAGGTTTGGCTGTCGAAGGTCGCGAAGGTTCTCTACCGCATCTTCAACGAGGGCAACCTGTATCAGCAGGCGCCGTCGATGCTCGGCGAGCTGCTGCTGTGCGGCACGGGTGTTCTCTCGCACGTCGATGATTTCGAGGACGTGGCCCGGTTCTACGCGTTCACGATGGGCTCGTACATGATCGGCCAGGACAGCCGGCAAGTCGTCAACACGCTCATCCGCGAGTGGGAGATGTCGACGCTCCAGATCATGGAGAAGTTCGCGAAGGACGATACCGGCGGCAAGGTCAGCCTCTCCGTGCAGACGGCCTACGACAACGGGCGCTACGACCAGTGGTTCCCGGTGACGCAGATCGTCGAGCCGAACATCGACTATAGCGTCAGCAAGAAGCTGGCGAAGTTCAAGAAATTCCGCTCGACCTACTACGAACCCGGCAACGTCGAAAAAGACGTGTACCTGCGCGACAAGGGCTTCGCCTACTTCCCGTTCTACTGCCCGCGCTGGGACGTGACGGGCGAGGACATCTACGGCACCGATTGCCCAGCCATGACCGCGCTCGGTGATATCAAGGGCCTCCAGATCGAGGAACGCCGCAAGGCGCAGGCGATCGACAAGATGGTCAACCCGCCGCTCAAGGGGCCGGCGTCGTTGCGCAACTCGCCGATCGACAGCTTGCCCGGTGGCCTCACGGTCTACGAGGGCGACGGCGGCAAGGATGGGCTCGGCCCGCTCTACATGGTCAACCCCCAGCTCGGCGAGCTGCGGCTGGACATGAAGGCCGTCGAGGATCGGATCGACAACGCCTTCTACGCGCATCTGTTCCGCGCGATCTCCGACATGCCCGGCATCCAGCCGAAGAACCAACTGGAGCTTCAGCAGCGCGACCAGGAGCGGATGCTGGAGATCGGCCCGGTTCTGGAGCGGCTGCACGGCGAGTTCCTGGCGGGGCTCGTCAACCGCACCTATGCGCAGGCGCTCTTCGCCGGCATCCTGCCGCCGCCGCCGCCCGAGATCCAGGGCAAGCAGATCAAGACGACGTTCATTTCGGCGCTCGCGCAGGCGCAGCGCTCCGTCGCGGCCGGCACGATCGAACGCACGTCAACCTTCATTGCCGGGCTCGTCTCCGCCGGCTTCCATCAGGCGATGGACAAGTTCAACATCGACGAGGCGATCGACGAATACGCCGATGTCACCGGCACGCCGCCGAGCCTCATCATTTCGACGGACGACGCCAACCGGGCGCGGCAGGCGCAGCAGCAGGCGCTCGCCGCGCAGCAGAAGCTCGCCGCCACGAACATGGCCGCCGATACCGCGCAGAAGGGCGCCGCCGCCGCGCAGTCTCTCGGCGCGACGCCGGGCGTCTCGGGCACGGGCAATAACACGTTGCTCCAGAACGTCACCGAGGCCGTGCGGCAGCGCGGCGCGGCCAACGCCTTCGCGCAACGGTAAGCCATGACTTACGACACACAGGACGAGGAAGAAGCCCGCGTCGCCGAGCAGTATCGGCAAGCGGCGCTGACGGCGCTTCAGGAGCGTGAAGACCTCCGCGCCGTGCTTGGCTCCATCCAGGGCCGTAGCTTTCTCTGGACGCTGCTCGCCGGCATCTACAGCAACTCGCACCGCGGCGAGAACACGCATGAGAGCGCTTTCGAAGAGGGCAGGCGCAAGGCCGCTCTCGACCTCTTCGCCCGCATCTTCGACGCCGACCCGAACGCCTACACCCTCATGCGGGGCGAGGCGGTTACGCGCATTCCGCGCATCACCAAAGCAGGAGACCAGGAGTCATGACGACTGAAGTTCCCGCAGCGGCGCCCGTCATCGAGACGCCCGTTGCCGCAGCGCCGGCTACCGCCCTCGGCGCAGTCGAGGTATCACGTGATACCAGCGTCGCCGCCGACCCGGCCGCCGTCACCGCAGCCGAGACGGCGCTTGCCGCCGCGACCACGCCGGAGAGCAAGGCCGCCGCGCAGGCGGCGCTCGACGCGCTGAAGCCGCCCGTCGCCGACCCGGCGAAAGCCGCCGCCGATACGAAGGCGCTGGCCGTCACCGCGGCCGAGAAGACCCTGGCCGATGCGAAGACGCCGGAAGAGAAGGCCGCGGCCACCAAGGCGCTTGCCGAGCTGAAGGACACGCCCGGCGTCGCGCCGGAGAAGTACGAGGCGTTCACGCTGCCTGACGGGCTCATCCCCGACGCGACGCAGCATGAGGCGTTCGGCGAGCTGGCGAAGACGTTGAATTTGAGCCAGCTTCAGGCGCAGAAGCTCGTCGATTTCGAAGTCGGCCGCGTGCAGGAAGCGGTGAAAACCAATGCGAAGGCGTGGAACGACTTGCTCGACACGCGCCTCGCCGAGACGAAGGCCGACCCCGAGATTGGCGGCGCCAAGTACGACGAGAGCATTGCGTCGGCGCACGTTGCGCTGAAGCAATTCGGCACGCCGGAGCTGGCGAAGTACCTCTCCAAGGACGCCGCCGGCAGTCACAAGGAAGTCGTCCGCTTTCTCGCGAAAGTCGGCTCGGCGATGGCCGATGACAAGATCGTCCTGACGGGCGGTCGACCGATCGCGTCCACGCCGCTGACGCAAGCGCAGGCGCTTTACCCGTCGATGCGACCGAAGGCAACGTAATCTTAACGCCTGAGAGCGTACCGTCCGCTCAAGGGTAAGTGAACGCTCACTCACACAAGAACTTTAGGTCAAGGAACTTTCCCCATGGCAGCTATCTCCATCAATAACCCGACTTTGCGCGACCTTGCCGCGGCGACCGACCCGAACGGGCAAATTGCGCAGGTCGTCGAGATCTTGAACCTCCAGAACGAGATTTTGGAGGACATGACGTGGGTGGAGGGCAACCTGACCACCGGCAACAAGACGGCCATCCGCAGCGGCCTGCCGCCCGTCGCCTTCCGCAAGATGTACGGCGGCGTCCAGCCGAACAAGTCGGGCCGCGTCACCGTTACCGACAACTGCGGTATGCTGGAGGCGTACGCCGAAGTCGACAAGGCGCTCGCCGACCTCGCCGGCAATGCCGCGGCGTTCCGCCTGTCCGAGGACAAGGCGTTCATCGAGAGCATGAACCAGTCGGTCTCCACCAACCTGTTCTACGGCTCGGAAGTCGTGACGCCCGAGGGCTTCACCGGCCTGTCGCCGCGCTTCAGCCTGTCGACCGCACCGAACGGCGAGAACGTCATCAAGGCAGACGGCGCCGGCACCGACAACGCCTCCATCTGGCTCGTCCTCTGGAGCCCCGAGACGGTTCACGGCGTCGTTCCGAAGGGCTCGCACGCCGGCCTCCAGGTCACGGACAAGGGCGTCGTCACCATCGAGAACGCCGATGGTGCGGGTGGCCGCATGGAAGCCTACCGCACTCACTTCCGTTGGGACGTGGGCCTGACCGTCAAGGATTGGCGCTACGTCGTCCGCATCTGCAACGTCGACAAGTCGAACCTCAAGGTCGATCGCTCGTCGGGTGCGGATCTCCCTGACCTGATGTATCAGGCGCTGGAGCAGATCCCGAACCTCGGCTCGGGCCGCCCGGCGTTCTACATGAGCCGGTCGATCCGCTCCATGCTGCGCCGCCAGATCGCCTACGGCGTTCGCGGTAGCACCCTGGAGATGGGCGATGTCGGTGGCAAGATGATCCCCGTCTTCCAGGGCGTTCCGCTGCGCCGCGCCGATGCTCTGTCCGCGGATGAGGCGCTGGTTTCGTAACCAGCGGTTCTCCAGCATCCTCTTACGCGAAAGACCAAGCACATGGCAATCATCGATACCGAACTTCAGTTCGCCAACGCCACGTCGGTTGCGGCGGCGGCCGGCACGGCGGCAATCGGCTCGCAGGTCGATCTCACCGGCGGCCAGCTCGTCAATGGGCAGATCAATCTCGGCCCGGCGATCGACGGCAAGCCGCTCCACCTCGTCATTGAGGTAACGACCGGCATCATCACGGCCGGCTCGGCCGGCACCATCGAGTTCGACCTTGTGTCGAGCGCGGCGGCTGCGCTGACCTCGCCGCACATGCACCTTCGCGGTGCCTCGCTGACGACCGGCGCCGCGGGCCTGGAAGCCGGGACGATCCTCTTCAACGGCCCGGTGCCGAAAGGCATGGCCGCGCCGACCGTTGCCGCGAACAACAACACCTATCTGCGGTATCTCGGCATCCAGTGCGTCATCGGCACCACGACCGTCACGGCGGGCGCCATCTCGGCGTACCTGACCTACGATCCGCCGGCTTGGGCGCCGACCCGCCCCGGCCTCTAAGAAGCAACGGGAGCGGGGGAGACCCCGCTTCCTCTTTGCCCTGACGGAGTGTTTTCGAAATGCGCGTCGTGCTGAAGGCCCAATGGTTCGGCCCGGATCATCGTCTCTATGAGCGGAAGGTCGACGGGGGGGAGATCCCTGACGAGTACCGCAAGCTGCTGCCGAAGTCGGCCGTCGTCTCGGACGACGAGAAGCCGGCGCCGGTTGTCGAGCCCGCCAAGGCGCCGACGCTCGCCGACTTTGACGCGGAACGCGAGGCGGGCGAGATCGCGGACGCCAAGGCGCTGACTGCCGAGGAAACCCTGCGCATCAACCGAGCCCGCATCAAGGCGCAGCTCGCCGCGGAGAAGGCCGACAAATAGGTATCACGTGATGCCAGGAGCGCGACGTAATGGCGATCTCGAAAGTAGTCATCGCCAACATGGCGCTGGCCCATATCGGCACGAAGTCGAACATCCAAAGTTTTGACGAGAAGAGCCCCGAGGCGAAGCAGTGCAGCCTTTGGTACGACTTCTGTTTGCAGCAGGCGCTTGAGGGCTTCGACTGGAGCTTCGCCCGCACGCGCAAGCCGCTGGCGGTCGACGGCGACGCGCCGCCCGAGCAGTGGGGCTTCCGCTACCAGCTCCCGGCCGACTGCATCGCGACGCGGCGCATCTGGAACCCGAGCGGCGATGATGCCGACGCGGTGCCCTACGAGCTGGAGATCAACAGCAACGACGTTCGCACGCTGCTGACGGACCTCGACAGCGCCGTTCTCGTCTACACGCGCAGCGTCACCAACGCCGCCATCTTCCCGCCGCTGTTCGTCGAGCTGGTGTCTCGCGGCTTGGCCCAGCATATCGCCTTCTCCATCACGGGCAAGCTGGAGATCGTCAAGGCGCAGTCGGACACCTACCAATCGCTGCTGCGCAGCGCGCCGGCCTACGACGCCAACGAGCGCGTCGGCAAGCCGCCCCGTGACGCAGAATGGATCAGGGGCCGGAGCTTCAACGGCTACTTCGACCGCAAGCTCGCGCGATGAGCCTGCTTATCCAAGCCAGCTACGCCAAAGGCGAGATCGCTCCGGCGCTCTACGGGCGCGTCGACACGGCGGTGTACCAGAGCGCGCTGCGCACGGCGCGCAACGTCATCGTGCGCGCCTACGGCAGCATCAGCAACCGCACCGGGCTCACCTTCATTGGCCCGGTCAAGGATCACTCCTACCCGCCGCGGCTGATCGAGTTCCAGTTCAACACGACGGACACCTACCAGCTTGAGTTCGGCGACTTCTACATGCGTGTCATCCGCAATGACGCCTATGTGCTGGAGAGCGCTTTCAGCATCACGGCCATCACGGCGGCGCACCCGCCCGTCGTCACCGCGGCCGGGCACGGCTACGCCAATGGCGACGAGGTTTACCTGCAATCCGTCGTCGGCATGACGCGGGTGAATCAGCGCCGGTTTCTCATCAAGAACGCCACGACGAACACCTTTACGCTGGCCGATCAAGTGACGGACGCCGATATCGACGCGACCGCCTACGCCGCCTATGCCTCCGGCGGCACGGTGGCGCGCGTCTATACGCTCGTCAGCCCCTACGCCATCGCCGACACGCTGACGCTGGACGACGCCCAATCGGCCGACGTGATGACGCTCACGCACCAGCTCTACGCGCCGCGGGAGCTGACGCGCACGGACCACGACAATTGGGCGTTCACGACCCCGGCCTTCGCGCCCTCCACCGCTTCGCCGACCGGCGTTGCCGTCGCGGCCGGCGGCGGAACGGTGACGCGCAACTACGCCGTGACCTTCTCCGCCACGACGACGTTTGAGGAAAGCCTGCCGACGCTCATCACGACCACGACCGGGGCGACGCCTTCCGCGGATGTCATCACGTGGACGGCCGGCGGCAGTGGGATCGCGAACGCGAGCATCTACCTCCAGCAGAACGGCGTCTACGGCTTGCTTGGGACGAGCGACACGACGAGCTTTACGAACGCCAACATAGGGCCGGACCTCACCACGTCGCCGCCGGCCGCGCGCAACCCCTTCGTCGGCGCCGGCAATTATCCGGCGACCGTCAGCTATTACATGGAGCGGCGCGTTTTCGGCGGTACGCTCAACCAGCCCGACACGACGTTCTACAGCCAAGTGGCGAGCGCCGCGAACATGAGCAGTTCGTCGCCCATTCAGGACGATGACGCGATCACGGCGACGCTCAACTCGCAGCAGGTGAACGCGATCAAGCACTTCGTTCCCGGCACGGATCTGCTGACTTTCACGTCGGGCAGCGAGTGGCAGACGAACGCCGGCAATGCCAGCAATTTCTCGGCCACGACGTTGACGCAGCACCCGCAATCGATTTGGGGCTGCTCCTATATCGCGCCGATTACGATGGGCAAGACGGTTCTCTTCGTCACGGAGAACCAATCGACGGTGCGCAATCTCGGCTTCGACTGGCAGGTGAACGGCTACACCGGCCAGGACGTGAGCCTGCTCGCGAGCCATCTCTTCTCCAACTACAAGATCGTTGACTGGTCCCTGGCCCGCACGCCTGACCCGATCATTCATACCGTCCGCGAAGACGGCCAAGCCTGCCTGCTGACGTTCAACCAGGAGCAGTCCATGATTGCCTGGACGCATTGGGACACGCAAGGTAGCTTCGAACGCACGTCGTCGCTGCGGCACAATGCAACAGAGATCGACGAGGCCGTATACTTCGTCGTCAAGCGGCGCGTCAACGGCAATACGGTCCGCTACATCGAGCGCATCGCCAGCCGGCGCTTCATCGACGTGCGCGACGCCTTCTATGTCGACGCTGGCCTGACCTATGACTTCCCTATCGACATCACCAGCATCACGCTTGGCAATCCGACGATCATCTCGGCGCCGGCCCACGGCTTCGTGAGCGGCGATCAGATCGACCTATTCGATATCGAATGGCAGACGAGCTTCGATGACATGGGCAACGAGATCGAGCCGGCGCAGCTCAACACGAGCCGGTACGCGGCCACGGTCATTGACGCGAACACCTTCTCCGTGCCGATCGACAGCACGCTCTTCGCCGCCTATGTCGAGGGCGGCACGGCACGCAAGGCGGTCCGGACGATCACGGGGCTCGACCATCTGGAGGGCTGCGCCGTCTCCGTGCTGGCCGATGGCAACGTCGTCAAGGGTCTTGTTGTCTCGCAGGGCGCGATTACGCTGCCGCGGAAATTCAGCCGCGTGCATGTCGGGCTCCAGTACATCTCGGATATCGAGACGCTGGATATCGAAGCGCCCGGCGGCGGAACGATGCAGGGCACGCGCAAGAAGACCAGCACCGTGACGGTGCGGTTCGACGCCTCGCGCGGCTTGCTCATCGGGCCGACTTCGGACGACCTCACGGAGATGAAGCAGCGCGAGGACGAGAACATGGGCGATCCGACCGCGCTCCTGACCGGCGACAAGCAAATCGTGCTGGAGCCGTCGTGGAACAGCAACGGCCGGATCTTCCTTCGGCAGGTGAACCCGTTGCCGATGAACATCCTCGCCATCATACCGGACCTCATCAACGGCACCTGATATGCCCCGGTACGAAATTGTCCCGGCGACATTCTGCCACAAGATCGAGCTGGCGCGGCACATGGGCGCGGCCGATGTCGCCGAGGCTTGGGCCTCGCACCACGCCCGGCCGTTCGACGCTCTGCTGATGTCGGCGAAGGGATCACGTGATACCCGAGCCGCCCTGGCGGATGGCCGGGTTATCTGCATGTTCGGCGTCAGCCAGCCCACGGCCTTGAGCAGCATCGGCAACCCGTGGATGCTCGGCGCCGAAGATCTCCCGCGCCACGCGAGGGCGTTCCTGCGCGGAAGCCGGGTATGGATGCAGGAGCAGCTAAACCTTTACGGAACCTTATCGAATTTCGTGGATGCTCGGAACGTAGTCGCAATCCGCTGGCTTCGCTGGCTCGGCTTCACAATCGAAGAGGCCCGGCCATTCGGCGCCGATCGGCTTCCGTTTCATCGTTTCAGCAGGGGCCGGCAATGAGCGTCACGATCCACAAATGCACTGTCGCCGAGCTGAAGCGCGACATCTCGTTCCCGTCCATGTTTAGCGAATACGCCGATGAGTGCGCCATCGCTATGCTTCCATCACCGGACGAGAAGATGGCGGCCTACGACATGATCGAACGCTCGGGCGTCTTTCAGGCGTATGGTGCCTTTTCCGACGCCGGGGTGCTGCTTGGTTTTATGGCTCTCCTCACGCCGGTAATCCCGCACTATGGCGTCTGTATCGCCACCATGGAGAGCCTGTTCGTCGGCCGCGAGTACCGGGGCAGTGGCGCCGGGCTCAAGCTTCTGCGCGCCGCGGAGCGCCACGCCGAGGCCGCCGGTTGCCCCGGCCTTCTGGTGAGCGCGCCGACCGGCGGCCAGCTCGCCGAAGTTCTGGCGCGGCGCGACGGGTATGCCGAGACGAACCGCGTCTTCTTCCGAAAGCTCGACCATGAATGAAATCGCCACCATGAGCGCGAAGGCCGTCAGCGCCGTTCGATCGCTGGAAAATGAGGCGCTGAAGCTGCCGCAGGTCCCCATCGAGACGATACATGCACTTCATGCCAACGTCTACGCGCGCACCGTGCGGATACCGGCGGGCGTCATGATTACCGGTGCGCTTATCAAGATCCCGACCGTGCTCATCGTGAGCGGCCACGCCATCATGTACGCGATCGACGGCGCGGAGCACGTGAGCGGATACAACGTCTTCTCTGCTGCTGCCGCCCGCAAGTCAGCCTTCTTCGCGATGACGGATACATACCTGACGATGCTTTTCGCGACGAATGCGCAGACGGTCGTGGAGGCGGAGGCCGAGTTCACCGACGAGACGAGCCTACTCGTGACGAGGGAGAGTTGAGATGTCCGGCGTAACGACCGCTACCGCCATTGCCATTGCAGGCGTCGCCGTCGCTGCCGTGGGCGTCGGCGTCACTGTCATGGGCCAGTCCGCAGCCGCCGACGCGCAGAAGCAGGCGCTCGACTATCAGGCCGCCGTCTCCCGCAACAACGCCATCCTGGCCGGCCGAGCTTCCGATGACGCCCTGGCGCGCGGACAAGTCGCGGAGCAGAACGCCGCGATGGCCGGCAAGCAGCTCGTCGGCAAGGAGCGAGCGTCGCTCGCCAGCAACGGCGTGGACGTGAACAGCGGCAGCGCTCTCGACATCACGACGGACACGGCCGGCCAGAACAAGCTGGACCAGCTCACCATCGTTAGCAACGCGCAGCGTGAGGCGTTGGGCTTCCAGGCGCAGGGAGGCAACTTCGACGCGAACGCCGCGCTCCAGACCGCTTCGGCTGACAACGCCAGCAACTTCGGCGTCAGCGCCGGCACGGCGCTATCCGGGCTCGGAAGCGTCGCGAGCAAATGGTATGACTTCAACAAGCAAGCCGCGCCCGCGACGAGCGATCCGTTCGACAACGCCAACATGAGCCAGTTCGACGAAGCCGCTGGCGGCACGTCGGGAGGATAAGCCGTGGCAACAGTTCCGATCCTCAGTCCCGGCAGTCTCGTCCAAGATAAGCCGATCGCGCCGGGCTACCAAAGCGCGAGCGCGGCGACGCCGGACGCCTTCGGCTACAACACCGGGACGCAGCTCGCCGCCGCGGGCAAGGGCGCTACGGCGCTCGGCAGCGACGCGCTCGACCTCGCGACGCGGCAGCAGGCCGACGACAACGACCGCGCGCTGAAGCAAGCCGACGTTACGCTCGCCGACAAGGTCCGCACCATCACCTTCGGCGACGGCACGGCCGACAATCCCGGCTACTATTCGCAGCGCGGCGACAACGCCGTTGACGGCGCCCCGTCGACCATGGCCGCCATCCAGCAGGCCCAATCCGACGTGATGGGCGGCATCCAGAACCAGCGTGTCAAGAACCTGTTCTCCAGCGTCGCGCAGCAGCGTGTCGTCTCGGCGCAGCAGGGCATCGGCAGCTTCCTCGACCAGCAGCGGCTCGTCGCGAACGTCGGCGCCTCGCAGGCCCGCGTCGGCAGCACGATCAACGACGCCGCGTCGTCGTGGAACGATCCCAAGCAGTTGGCAACCTCGCTCGCGGTCATCGGCGGCGAGACGGCGGCGCAAGGCCAGCTCCAGGGCTGGAGCCCCGACGAGGTAAAGCAGAAGGCGGAGGAAGCCAAGGCGTCGCTGTTCGCCAACGTCATCAAGGCGGCCGGGCGCACGGGCGACTACCAGACCGCCGAGAAGATCTTCCAGGACAACCTCGACAACATCCCCGGCTCGGCGCAAGGGCTGATCGAGCGTGAGTTGCGCACCGATCAGCGCGCCGCGCGCATGGACCAGCAACTCGCCTACGAGCAATCGAAGCGCGCCGCGGCCGACGCGCAGCAGAAGGCCGTCGACACTTCATGGCGTTCGATCGTCCAGCCAGACGGAACGATCGCCATGCCGGCGAACTTCGCGAGCAGCATTGTCAGCAATCCGGCCATCCATGCGGAAGTGGGTGCTGCGCTGATCGGCGCCGCCGAGCGAGTATCGAAAGCGGGCGGGGCGGTCCAGTCGACGCCGGGCTTGCTGCATCAGCTCGCCATCAACTCGCTTCTGCCCGATGACGACCCGAGCAAGACGACGCCGGCTTCCGTCGTCTCGCACGCCGGCCTTGACCTGTCGAATGCCGACGTGAGCATGGCGATGTCCTTCACGAAGCCCGAGAATGTCGGCGACACGCGCACGATGAACGACAGCCTTGCGTCGCTCCAGCAGCAGCTCGTCCCCGGATATCTCCCTGGCGCTCCGACGCCGGCTTCCACGGCGGTATTCCAGAAGCTCGACACGTGGTTCTATAACGCCGTCCAGCAGGGGAAGGCGCAGGGCAAGAGCGTCAATTCGATGCTCGACCCGAGCAGCAAGGACTACATCGTGACGCCGGCCGTGCTCCAGCAGCTCGGCAAGCCGACCGGCGACGACGTGACCGGCCCAAGCGTGATATCGCGCGTGACGAGTTATCTCAAGAGCCTGCCGCAGTACAACCAGCCGGCCGACCCGCTCGCCGTGACGCAGAAGGGCGACCTCGCGCCGAAAGCCGAGACGGCCGGCGCCACCGTGCCCGGCAAAGCGCCCGTGAAGGGGCGCCCGTCGCTCGACGACATCTTCGGGGGTAAGTGACCGTGGCCGATCCGAACGCCGACGCGCCGATCCCCGAGCTGGACCCGGCGACCGCGCAGCCGTCCGATGCTGGCGTGCCCGAGCTGCCAGCGCAGCCCGTCGAGCCGAACCACGATACGCCCGGCTCGTTCCCGACGTTCTACGACAAGGCGGCGCAGGCTCGCGCGGCCGGCTATACGTGGGATGAGATCGGAACGCATCTGACGCAAGGCCGGGCCACCGCCAAAGCGGCCGGCTATACCGACGCGGAAGTCAACGCGCACCTCGGCATGGACCCGTCGTGGGACCAGCCGAACACGCCGCTCGACTACATCAAGCCGCAGATCCCGGCGGGCAACGGCGCCGATCAAGCGGCGCAGACGGTGCGCGACTTCGCGGCTAACTATCTGACGCCGAGCATGGAGAACCCCGGCGCTCTGCCGCCGGCTCCGATCCGCACGCCCGGCGACTTCCTCAAGGCGGCCGGCCACGACATTATCGACGTGGGAAAGATCTTCGGCGGCGGCGTCGTGCAGGGCCTCGCATCGACGCTGGAGATGATGGACGGCCGGCCGCGCTCCACGGAGGAATGGTCGCAACTCAACGCCGAAGCAATGAATTTCACGGGGCTACTCGCCGGCAAGGGGCCGGGCCTCAAGGCGGCCGATCCTCGCTTGAGCCCGATCGGGCTTCCGGCAACGAAGGATGTCATCGACGCCGCCGCTTCGATCGTTCACCCGCCGGAGCCGCTGCCCGAAGCCGCGCGCACCGCGGCGCCGGCCGAGCCGAACCCCGCCGCGACCCCGCGCCAGAACGCCGAGGCCCTGCTGGGAACCCCGCTGCGCTTCACGCCGCCCGATCTCGGCACGGTCATGCGCAACCTTGGGCAGAACTTCGTCGACACGGGCGAGCACCCGCTTGACGCCGCCATGCGCGCGCAGGAAGACCCGTCGTTCGCAGCGCAGCTCTCCGCGTCCCGGCCGGATGTCACCTACGGCGAGGTTCCGGCGGCCGAGCCGGCCGTTGCTGGCGGGGTAGGCGATGCTCCCCCCGGCGAGCCTCCGCGTGGCGGCATCGGCGACAACGGCGGCCCTCCCTTGCCGCCCGACATCACGCCCGAGACGATCCAGTTCCGCAACCCGGCGACGAGCACCGGGCTTGTCGACAACTTCCAGCGCATCTTCAACCCGGCCGACCGCACCGCCGAAGCATCCGACACGGCCGGCATCGTCCGCGAGGCGATGGCCCGGCAAGCGCAGAGCAGCCAGATATCGGATGCGAACCTGCGCCAGTTCGGCCGCGCTGTAGCCGATCTCACGCCCGAGAAGCAGGCGCAGTTCATCCACGCCTACGAGAGCGGGGACTTGAGCTACCTCGCGGACGGCTCGCCGCTGCATGACCTCGCCGCCGCGATCAAGACGGAGCTGGACGCGCGCTGGCAGAAGATGGACGCGCACGACGCCGCGCCCGGCTACATCGACAATTATATGCCGCATCTCTACGCCGATGCCGATCTGGCGCAGCAGCGGCTTCCGGCCTACCGCGGCACGAAGTCGGCCACGGGTGCGAAGCCCTTCACCAAGGAACGCATCTTCTCGTCGTTCCTTGACGCCGCGGAAGTGCTCGACCTGAAGCCGCTGACGACGAACCCCATTGAGCTGGTGATGACGCATCTCTTCCAGGCCGACAAGTACATCGCCTCGCTCGATGTCGTCGACCAGCTCAAGAACGCCGGGCTCATCAAGCTTATGCCGGCCGATCTCACGCGCGCCGCGCAAGCTGAGTTCGCCGGCACCATGCGCGTCGATCCGTCGATCGCCAGGGGCGGCGCGGGCTCGTGGGTTGCGGCGGAGCCCGTCGCCACCATTCTCAATCGCTGGCTCTCGCCGGGGCTCACCGGCACGCCGATCTTCGATTTGCTGCGCTCCGGCGGCAACATGCTCAACATGGCGCAGCTCGGCATGTCGGCGTTCCATGGCGGCTTCGTCACGGCGGAAGCCGGCGTGAGCATGGTGGCGAAGGGCATCAAGCAAATCAGCCGCCTCGACCCGGAAGAGATGGCGCGCGGCCTCGGCAACATCGTGGCGGCGCCGGTCTCCGGCCCGCTCTTGAACGGCCTGCTCGGGCGCAAGGTCATCCAGCAGGTTCTCGGCCGCGCCGACTACGGGCCGGAGATCCAGACGATCGCCGACGCGCTGATCGCAGGCGGTGGCCGTGTCGCCGCCGACCCGATGTACAAGGCGTCGGCGCTGGGCAGCTTTTGGGAGAACATGAAGGGCAGCATTATCAGCACGTCGCAACGGTTCGGCGAGGATGACGGCAAAGGCCCGATGACGCTCGGGCAAGCTGTCGTCGATATGTACCGCAACGCCGAGCCCGTGACGGTACGTGGCACGCCGATCCTGCCCGGCGCCGTCCGCGCCACGGCGATGCTGCTGCCCCGTGTCATGGACACGATCGCTGCGCCGCTGATGGAAGGCTACGTTCCGATGATGAAGGCAGGCGGCTTCGCCAACCTCATGCGCGACGAGCTGCGCGCGAACCCGAATATGTCGCCGGGCGAAGTCCGCGATACCGCCGGCCGGATCTGGAAGAGCATCGACAACCGGCTTGGGCAGATGGTCTACGACAACCGCTTTTGGGACAAGAACCTGCGCGACATGGGCCACGTCGGCGTGCGCTCGCTCGGCTGGACGGCGGGCACTATCGACGAAATCGGCGGGGGTCTCATGGATTTCACGCAGGGCCGGAAGGTGACGGCCGGCGAGGTGCACCAGCTCACCGATCGCGCGTCCTATACGCTCGCGTTGCCGATCGCTACGGCGATGATGGGCGCGATCTTCGGCACGGTCTACGGCACGTGGAATGACAACTGGGGCATCAAGGACTACCTGTTCCCCCCGACCGGCGGCAAGGACGCGCAGGGTGGACCCGAGCGCGCTTCGATGCCCGGCTATCTCAAGGACGCTTGGGAGTGGGGAACGTCGCCCGGCCATACTGCACTGGCGAAGATCAACCCGCTCTGGACGACGCTCTATCAGATGATGAACAACGAGCAGTGGAACGGCGCCGCCATCACCGACCCGCGCAAGCCGTTCATGGACGAAGCCGGTGACTACGCCGACTACATCGTGAAGCAGTTCACGCCGATCGTGTGGCAACCGCGGAAAGAGAGCGATGCGCAAAGCGCGCTCGGGCCGTTGGCCCGGCAAGTCGGCTTGCGCCCGGCGCCGTATGCTCTCCGCGAGCCCGAACGAGAGGCAGCGTATGGCGTCAAGGCGCTGATCGGCAAGCTACGCAAGAAACAGCGGACGGACGCCCAATAATCAGCCGAGCATTAAGCCAGAAGTAAGGTATCACGTGATACCGTTCCGGCCGTAAGCACATTGGAATACGGTCATGACGATCCAGTCCACCGCAGGCAAGGTGATCGTGGGCGGGAACGGCGTAGCAACGTCGTTCTCGTTCTCGCCGTTGACCATCTTCGAAGACACCGATCTTCAGGTTACGCTCGTCGACACGAACGGCGCAGAGAGCCTTCTGACGGAAGGGACCGGCGCGAACAACTATGCCGTCGTCGTAGCGAGCTACCCTGGCTCCGGCTCGATCACGTACCCCGCATCCGGCTCGGCCTTCCTGCTGACCGGCCAACAGCTCGTCATGAAGGCGGTTCTGCCGCTGACGCAAGAGACGGAGTTGGACAACCAGGGCGGCTACTTTGCCGACGTGCAGGAGACGGCGTTCGATCGCCAGACCGTCATTGCCCAGCAGCAGCAAGAGACCATCAACCGCGCCCTTCAGCTCCCGCTCGCCGTGACGGGCGTCAGCACGACGCTCGCGGCGCCGGTCGCAGCCACGCTCCTCGGGTGGGCCACCGATGGCCTGTCGCTCATCAACTACGGCTTTGCCTCAGTCGGCCAAGTCGTCGCTTCCGTCTTCTCGCTGACGCTGCTTGTGCTGTCGACGGCGGCGGCTTGGCGCACGGCGCTCGGGCTCGGCTCGGCCGCGACGCTTGCTGCAACCTCCGCCGGAACGAGCCTTGTCACCGCCGCTTCGGCCTCGGCGGCGTTGGCCGTCGTCAACGGCGGGAACTTGTTCAATACGCTGTCGGGGATGAAGCTGTCGAACGACGGGACGACGCCGAACACAAAGCTAGACGTGGCCGCGGGGTTCTGCGCCGACGATACGAATGCTTTCCTCATCGCCGGTTCGGCTGGCGTCATCGACTGCGCGACCGTAGGCGCGAATGGGCTTGACGCCGGGGCACTCGCCAATGCGACGTGGTACCACGTCTACGCCATTAGCAAGGCGGCGGGTGCGTCCCCGGCGCTGCTGGCGTCAACGAGCGCGTCAGCCCCGACGCTGCCGGACACGTACACCCTGAAGCGTCGGCTCGGGTCCTTCAAGACGGACGGCTCGGCGCATATCCTAGCCTTCACGCAGAACGGAGATGAGTTCCTTTGGCCGGTTATCGTTCCAGAGCTGGCGACGACGACGGCGGGCACCGCCGCAACCTTGCTGACGCTCGCCGGCTCCCCCTCTGGCGTCAAGGTGAGCGCGCTGCTTCGCGCCGCCGGTAGCAACGCCAGCAGCTTTGCGGTAATTCTCAGCTCGCCGGACGAGAATTCCGCCGCGGTGGGCGCGGTCACTGGCAACTACTCACTCGTCGCGCCGTCCGGCTCGCTCGTCGGCGCAGCGGGCCACTTCAGCCTGCGGACCAATACATCAGGGCAGATCCGCTACGTCGCGAGCGCGTCTTCGACAACCCTACAAATCGTCTCCTATGGCTGGACCGATACGCGCGGAAGGATATCCTGATGCCCTACGTTGCGCGCAATTCCGGTGGGGCGATCGATACCGTATGCGGCGCCCCGCAGCCCGGCGTGAGCGAGTTCCTGGCTGACGGAACAGCCGAGCTGGTGGCGTTTCTCAAACCCCCCGTGGCGCCCGTGCCGGTCGACGCCCGGCTATGGCTGGAGAGACTGGCGCCGGCAACGCAGCTCGCCATCACGACCGCTGCCGCCGCAAGCCCGTCGCTGCTACTCTGGTTGCTCAAGGCGGCAGGCGCGCAGAGCGGCATCGTCCTCACGGACCCGGAGACGGTCGCAGGCGTCGCCGCCCTGGTCGCGGCCGGCGTCATCACGACCGCCGATCAAACTACGCTACTGGCGCCGTAATGGACACCCTCGCGCAACTGAAAGCCGAATGCGGCGTCGCCGCCGGGCTCATGTCCGTGCCCATGTGGGCTGCGGTCGTGTCCAACGTCAGCCTCATCGCCTCATGCGTCGTGGCCGTCTGCGGCGCGATCGTCGGCCTGCGCGCTGTGTACCTCCTCTGCCTGAGATACTGGAAATGAGCCTCTACGACGATCTGGTGCGCGACGAAGGGTACAAGTCCCGCATCTACACGGACACGGAAGGCAAGCTGACGGGCGGGATCGGCCACAACTTCTCGGATCGCGGGCTCTCTCCGGCGGCGATCAAGTTCATCTACGACGAGGACGTTGCCGTGGCCGATGCCGATCTCGACAAGCACGTGCCCTGGTGGCGCAAGATGACCGCCGGCCGGCAAGACGCGCTGCGGAACATGGCGTTCAACCTCGGCTGGCCGGATCTCTCCGAATTTGTGCTGATGCTCGCCGCGCTCCAGGCCGGCGACTACCAGACCGCCGCCGCCGAAGCTCTCGCGAGCGAATGGGCGACCGAAGTTGGCGATCGTGCGAAACGCATCGCCCAAGTATTCCTGAAAGGATAATCACATGCTGGAGCTGGTATTCGTCGGCGGGGTCGTGCTCACCCTTCTTGGCCACCCGGTGCTCGGCGTCGTCCTCATCTTCACCGCTCTGCTTTCCACTCGATAGGAGTTCGCTATGCCGCCTCGCCAGCCGGAAGTTACCTCGATCGCCTTCGCCGTGCTCGCGCTGTTCGCGGCGATGCTCATCATCCTGACCTTCCACGAAGCGCCGACCGCCAACCAGCAGCTCTTGAACACCATGCTCGGCTTGCTCGGCGCGGCGTTCACCGGGCTCGTCGGCTACTACTTCGGCAGTTCCAACAGCAGCCGCGGCAAAGACCATACCATCGCCAGTCTCTCGACGCCCATCACGACCGATGCCGTCAATGTGCCCGTGACCGCATCCACGACCAAGTAACCGGGCCTCTCAACAGGAGACACCATGTTCAAGCACCTTCTCGCCGCCGCCGGGCTCTGCTTCCTCGTCGGCGCCTGCACCACCGACCAGCTCCAGCTCGCGCAGAATGACATCAGCACCGGCATCGCCGCCGGCTGCAAGGATGTCAACGCGGCGCTGCCGCTCGTGGCCGACCCGGCCGTCAAGGTCTATGCCGTCGCCGCGTGCGGCACTGCAACTGCCGTCGCCAGCCTCGTGCAGAACAGCGGCACGATCCAATGGCTCGGGCAGATCAAGGCCCAGCTCGACGCCGCCAAGGTCGCAGCGCCGGCTTCGTGATCCTTCCACTACGCATAGCCCAGCTCGTCGCGGCCTCATATACGGCTGCGCCGAGCTGGTCCGCGACTTGGCCGGAAGGCCGAGCGCGAGCTGTCGCCACGATCGAAGGCGATACGACCGTCATTGCCTTTCCCGGCACGCAGACGCTCGCCGATTGGTTTGTCGATTTCCGCGCCTACCCCGCGACCGTCACGGATTACCCGATCGTCGGCCGCTGCCACGCCGGCTTCATTCAAGCCCTGGCGCGCATTGCCCCGCAGATCCTCGCTGACACCCGCGGCAAGCGGGTGTTCGTCGCCGGCCACTCGCTCGGCGGCGCGCTGGCTCAACTCTTCGCTGGTATCCTGGCGGGGCTGGGGAGGGCGCCTGATGGGCTTTGGACGTTCGGCGCCGCCCGGTGCATGGCCGACACGAACGATTTCTTGGCGCCCCTGCTGGCAGGCATTCCGGGGCTTGACTACCGGCACCGCGACGACCCGGTGCCGTTCTTGCTGGCGGGGTTCGCTCATCCTCGGCCACTGACGCAGCTCGTGCCGATGTCATTCGAGCTGGACGTAGTTGCCGACCACTTCATCGATAACTACGTCCAGGCTCTCGCGGTTTAGGGCTTGTCGAATACGCCGAGCATCGCAAGCCCGATGATCAGCACGAAGATGCAGAGCACGACATCTCCGGGGTTGCTCCAGCTCACGCCGCGGCCCTCAATTTGAGCATCGGCGGCCGACCGACGCCATTGCGCGCTCGGATCTTCCGCAGTTGCGTCCCGGTGTATGGCTGACGATACCCGCCAGCCGGCGCGGGCTTGAATGCGCCTGCGAACGTGAGAATGCTCGCCAGCAGCGCTGACATCCGAAATTTGCCCTTCATGCTTTGTCTCCTTCTTCCAGTTCGATTTCGAGTTGCGCGAGCGCTCGCCACGCGACCTTGCCGCTATGGCGCACCTTGTCCGCATCGAAGGTGCCGGCCTCGCACTGGTGGCGGACGATGCAGTCGCCGTGATCCGTCGACTTCTCCTTCGCCCAATGCATCGGCTGGCCGGGGTTGTGCTGCTCGTTGCCGATACGCGATACCTCGGCGACGTAGGCCAGAGCTTTCGGGAAGTACCGCAGCAACCCGCGGTCCATCGGCGCGGCCTTGCGCGCCTTGGGATCGGTGGCGAGCTTGGGCTTGGGATCGGTGGCGAGCTTGGGCTTGGGCTTGGGATCGGTGGCGAGCTTGGGCTTGGGCTTGGGATCGGTGGCGAGCTTGGGCTTGGGCTTGGGGCCGAAGGCGCCCGCCTCCGTCATCTCGGCGATAGTCTTCAGAGCGCGCGACGCTCCCGGCCCGGCCGTCGTCACTATTTCGCCACGACCGGGCCGAAGGCCGATGCAGTAGAAGCACGTGCAATCGTGAACATGGTCGCCGGCCTTCGGCTGCTCCGTCACCACGTCGAAGCTCTCCAGCGCTTCCTTCGTGAGCGCGGGCATCGGTGTCTTCTTGCCGCAGCCGGCCGCGGCGCACGACAGCCAAGTAGAGCAGTCGGCGCACTTCACCTGACAGTCGCCGGGCTCCTGGTAGCCGCCGGGCAGCTCCACCTCGCCGCAGACGGTGCAGCGGCGCTTCAGAAGGGCGGAGATCCGGTCACGGTAGGAATGGCCGACACGGAGGCATGTAACGTGCGTCATGGCGCCACCTTTGGTCCGAAGATCCCTTCGACGCGCACGCGACGTTGCAGCGCCTCGGAGAGACGGTCGACGTTGAAGAAGACCTTGGTTGCGAATCTGTACATGACATCCCAGCGCTCGGGCTCCTGGTCGAACAGGACGTAGCCGAGCTTGCCGGTGCCGATCATATAACCCAGCTCCAGATGCGCCGATCGGCCAGCCGGGCAGACGAGCACGGCGGCGTCGCAGCGGTCCAAGTGCTTCTTGTCGAAGCTGAAGACGTGTTCGGCATTGTAGCCGTCCAGCGCCTCGCTGTAGGTGCGCCCGCGGCCCTTCTCGTAACGCTGCCACTCATCATCAGCGGCCGGGCCAGCGCCGTGCCAGTCGTCGAAGACTTCGAAGCCGTCAGCGCGCAGCCGCTCGGCCGCCGCTGTCACAGTCGGCTCGCGCAATGAGCCGATGATGTAGATCCTCATTGGTCTCTCCTGAATGTACGGCTTGCCGGTGAGCATGTTCTTCCAGTAGTCTCCGAGCCGCACCTGGGACGCGTGCTCCCGCGTGCCCGGATCGCGCTGGATGCCGTTGACGAAATCCATCCAGCCCGGAACGGTGGTCACGACAAGATCGCCTTGACGACGTGTAGAGCCTCGTCGAGCGACGGCGTGCGATAGCCGATCGCCTCCGAGATCATCATGTGCTCGTGCGGGTTGCTCTTGTCGTGCTCGATCGCAACGACGATGGGGATACGCTTGAGATCCGCCCAAGCAATCTCCATGACGGTTCCGACTGAAACCTTCTCGGCGCCCAGCAGGTTCACCAGCAGGACATCGCAGCGCGTGCAGTCGAAGCGGTCGCGGGTCATGACGCCACGAGGCAGGGACAGCACGCCCATGTCGGCGTAGTCTTCCCCGGTGCCCGAGATCGTCTTGAGCTTGGCGAGGTATTCCTTGCCCCGCATCGGCGACAAGCCCTTAAGCCCGGCCGCCTTCAGGTCGCGAGCGGCGACTTCGCGCCAGTCGGTACAGCCGGCGTAGGACAAGCCCGTGATGGGGCCTGCCAAGTATACGAGTTTCGTTGTCATGCTCTCCACTTCCCCTGATAGCAAGTGATGACGGTTCGTTTTCCATTTCGGTAGGTCAGGACGTGACTTCTACTCCAGCTACTTGGGCCGATATTATACCCTTGCTCCAAATCGCCAGTAATGCCCGAGCGGTAAGCGCCGTCCTCGATCCCGGCCGAATGCCCGTGGCCCGTGTTGGATTTGCGGCCCATCTTGGCAAAGCCGCGCAGCGACGCCCTGGCGCCGTTCGGCCCGTGGTCGCCGTGCATCCCGCACTCGATGCCGCCGCCAGCATCGGGGCAGACGATGAAGCTCTCGTCGGCGCGGAGGAACGTCATGTCCTCGGCGCGGCGTCGCAGCATGTCGTCACCGCGTGCGCAGTCGCGGACAGCCCAAGCGACAAGGTGAAAGCTCTTGTCGTGCTCGGCGATGGCTCGGTAGACGCGAGCCTGCGCCTCCAGAAAGAGAACCGCATTGCGGGGGTCCGTTTTGTAGTCGCCCTCGCGCAGCCATCGCATGAAGGCGTTGTCGTGGTTGCTATCGACGACGACGGTTTGGCACCAGTCGCGGTAGCTCGTGCAGGTCAGAAAGCTGGTGACGCCATCCAGCTCATCGCCCACGTCATCCTTGCCGGCGACGTGCTTTTCGAATGCTTTGTGGGGGTTGCCGCGGTCATGGTGGTTGCGGGCGCGGAAGTCGAGAACATCGTGCATGAATTGATATCGCGGCGACAAGGCGTCGATCATGCTGCGGAACCCGCCGTGGTAATCCCCGCCCCACAGCATCTCTTCGACTTCGGCCGGCACCGTGCCGACGTGGATATCGCCCCACGTGATCGCCTCAAGGCGGTGGCCGTCCGTGACCAGCCCCTCTTTCGCCTGAAGCGTCAGATCGTAGATCGCGCCGTCGCTGTCGCTGTTGAGCTGACGACAGAACCAGTTGCCGTCGCTGTCGACTTCCACCAGCAGCGCGCCGTAGCCGTGATGGAATTCCGCCTTCAGCCCGGCCGTCTTGGCGATGTAGTTGCGTTGCGTGATGGTGCCGGTCGTGTAGTTGAACTTCGTCCCCTCGTGCTTGCCGGCGGCGATGCTCTCCATCGCGAACTTGACGTGCGGGAAGATCCCCGACTTGCGGCCGGTGTAGCTCTCGAAACCGGAGAGCGGCCGAACGGCGGTCGGCAGGATGTTCATCTCGCCGCACCAGATCAGCCCCGGCGCGATGACAACGCTTTCGTCGAGAATGAAGGGCTCGATCTCCGGCGCGTACCAAAGCTCCCCCTGCACGTCTTCCTTGCCGCGCTTGACGGACATCTTGCCGTAGCTCGCCTTGTCGTAGGTGAATGTCGAGACGCAGATCCGAGCGTCGTAGTGCTCGGCCAACGCCTTGAGGCTTTCCCACGCCGGCATGAACAGGTGCGTGTTGTTCTGCGCGCAGGTGAAGATGTACCGCGCGACTTCGCCCGGCGCCGGCAACGCCCACTCGGAGCGGGGCAGGGCATGGACCCGCCCACGAACCACGGGCTCTACGTCGATCGCCGGCCGGTCGTTGTCGAGTAAGGCCAGCTCAACGGCGCGGCTATAGCGCTTGTGCATGGCGCCGTAGGATATCCCGGTGGCGCGGACGGCGGCGCGGATGCTGCCGTGAGCGTGTACGGCTGTAAACGCGGCTCTGGCTTGCTCGATGCTGATGGCTGCGGTCAATACACGTACTCCTTCATCAAGCCGAGAAACACGTCGGCGTCGAGCACGACAACCCACTTCTCGCCGTTCTTGCGATGGAAGATCAGCGCGTCGTCGCCGGGCTTCTTGTCCCGCATCGCTTGCTCCATCGCCTTGTAGAGATTGAAGGCTTGCACGCGCTTCACTTCGACGTGGAAACCTGACATCCCATGCACGACATCGGGGCTCTCGTTGCCGCCCGAGAACTGCTGGCCGCGCCGGGCGTCGAAGCCGTGGCGCTTGAACAGCGCGGCAACCTCCAGCTCGCCCCGACAACCCTTGCTCCGCGAATTCACAGGCATCTCAAACGTTCTCCTGGTATCACGTGATACCAACTTTCAGCCGTGCCGGAGCACGAGATAGGCAGTCGCCACTAGCGAGAAGACTTCTGCGATGAAGACGATCGCCATTGCGCCTTCGGTACTCACCAGCCCGCCGCCAGCGCATACATCGCCGTCCAGGCGAACATGAGCCCGAACGCGATGCAGATTGCGCACGCGACTAAGCCTTCGGCGAACTTGAGGATCACCATGATATACTTCCCCTACTCTGTGGTTACTCTAAAGCACCGATAGTTACTTAAAGATGAAGTAATTCTATTTTTTGTACCTCGTGCCCGTCCAGACATCGACGGAGGCCGGCCATCCGGCCGCCCATTCGCCGGGGCTTTCGCTCATGATCGCCTTGAATTCTTCCTTCGACCCGAAGCCGACCGGCACTTCACACACGATCTCGTCGTAGACGGTGAGGATCGGGTTGTAGCCGGCGGCGGCGAGGCGAGCCTTGGCGGGCTCCATCGCTTCCCGGCTGATGGCCTGCGTAGCATTTTCCGCCAGCTTGCCGCCGTAGGTCGTGACGCGCTTCCACTGCCCTTCCTTCTGCGCCATGTAGGTGAGCTGCGCCTTCACGCGGCACGAGCACGTTCCGGCCGCGCAGTCGTCCTTCGTTGCCGGCTGATGCCACTGCGGCATGGTCGCGCGAAGCTGGGGATCGAAGTACCAAATGCGCTTTCCGTTCGGCAGGCGCATCGTCAGCCAGCGGTCGATGATTTCGAATTGAATGCCGCTTGGCTCGACGACGTGGATATCGCCCGGCGTCTCCACCGCGGCAATCGCGGCGCGCTCCAGGTTGCGCCAGAACGCGACGATGGCCGGATGCTCCGCGCGCCACGCCTTGACAATTTCGATGATCCGCTCGTCGCTATGCCGGCCGCTGGTATCGAACTTCAGCCAAGCGCCAAGCGCCCCCTGGTAGCCGCAAGCGAGTTCGCAAATTTTGCCATCCTGCCGTTCTGAAGGATGCGTCGCCTTAGTCACGGTGCCCGGCGGCAAGTTGAACACCTTATCCGCGGTGCGTTCGTAGATCTTCTCGCCGCGAGCAAAGGCGTCGATTTTCCACTGCTCCCCCGCGAGGCAAGAGAGAATGATAGCCTCGATCGACACGTAGTCGCCCGCGAGGATGTAGTTGCCGGGCTGCGCCATGATCCAATAGCGGCTGGCGTTGCTCACGGCCTGCATCGCATCGCCGTACAGCGCATCGAGCCATTGCGCGTCGCCGTACATGATATCGCGGACGAGCTGGTCCGGCTCCATGCCGTCGAAGCCGCGGGTGAGGTTGAGCGGCTGGAAGCCGGAGCCCGTGTTGCGCCCCGTCAGCGCGCCGTGGTAGCGCGTTTGAAACCGCGCCCGGCCGTCAGGCGCGCATTGCCGGGCCATGGCGTCCAGCTTCTTCGTGCTGGCCTTGTTGATCTCCAGCCGGATTTGCATCGCGCGGCGAGCCGGGCCGGCGGGAACGGCGCCGGCTTCCATCAGATCTTCCAGCGTGTCGGCCGTCATGTCGGGCAGGTTCACGCCCTGCTCGGTGAACCACGCCATCACCTTGTCCCGTTGCGTCGGGTTGAAGCCGACGAGCCCGCGGAACTCGGCCGTCAGATCCTCGGCGCGCTTGTCAACGATGGTGGCCGCGGCATCGATACCCTTCTGGTCAAGATAAAGTCCGCGTAGGTTTGTCTCCAGATCCAGAAGGAAAATAGGAATTTCAGCATCGGGCAAGTCTCCAAGAATTTCCGAGCAAGCGCGCTCGGTGATAACGTCGCGCCGGCAATAGGCGACGAACTTCTGAAAGTCTTCGGGCGGGATGACGGGCTTCGCCGTCTTCAGATGCAGCTTCGAATATTTCGTGATGAGCTTCGCGCCTTCCGGGTCTTTGCCGGGAAGGCCCAGCGCGGAGGCGAGGCGGTCGAGAGCCGGCGGCATAGCGAAGTAGTTGGCAGTCGCCATCGAGTCTCGCCATTGCGCCAGTGGGATATCCGGCCAGCCATAGCGCGCGACCATGATGTTGCGCCAATGGGAAATTTCGAATGCGACGTTGTGGGCCTCGAACAAGTCGCCGCGCTCGATCGCTTCAACGATCTCTTGAGGGCAGTCGTTCGTGGCGTTCTTGCCCGGCCACCAGTCCCGCACGTCCTCGTCGCCCGGCGCGAAGCACAAGCAGATAATATCGGTCGTCGGGTGGAGCGAGTAATTCCACGAGCCGACCTTCTTGAGGTCCGCGTACCCGCGAGTTTCGAAATCGAGGGTCCAAATCACGTCGCCGGCCTCATGCGATACCCGCAGCCGTACACGGGCCTGAAGTTGTAGCCGTGGCGGCGCAGAGCGCATACCGCAAGCCGGATGATGGCGAGGTATGTCTTCGGGCGAGCGCCGTCGTCCCAAGCCTCGGCGGCGATAGTGTCATGCGAGACGAGAGAGCCGCGACCGCCGGCCACCGTCGAGAACACGGTGAACTCGATCGGCGACATGCGATGGCCGTCCAAGGCCCGCAGCAGCCCGCTTGTGCTGACGCGATCTAGCCGCATAGCCCGAACTGGTCCGGAGTCCAGCCGAAGTAGGCGCAGAGATCCTGACCGCGCGCCTGGAACCAAGGCCCGTGGTCCTCGCCAGCATCCTTCAGCGCCACGTCCTGCGCAAGGTGCAGCATCTCGTGGGCGATAATGGCGAAAGCCTCGCCCGCGTCCTCAATGAGGTTGCGCGAGATCTCGATAACACAGGGCTCGCCGTCGTCGCGGTACTGCGAGTAGCCGCGGACCTTGCTCGTGCGGATCGCCTTGAACTCCGTCGTCGGCGGCATGGCGACGAGCGAGAGCGGCCCATGCTGGCGCAAGAAGACGTAGCTGGAGCGTATCAGCGCAGGCGTCAGAATGAACTTCACGGCTCAGCCCTCAATGCGCTTGTGATGAAGTGGCGGCCTCACATCGCCTCGGGGGTTTCGATGGATGACCCCTAACGCCGCGTCGCGCGCTGGCGTTAGCCCCGCTTGCGTCGGCCCGTCGCCCCGCTGGCTTCGCCGCTCGGCTTGCCAACGGGCTTGAACAGCGTCGAGTGGTCGCGGCCCTGCACCAGCTTCTCGCCGTCGCGCGTCTTCTGGAACGCCGACAGGTAGAACTTGAGGGCCTTCTTGCCGACGTTGTCGACATAGGCGGCGATCGTCACCGCGGCGATGCCGAAGCAGCCGGGGTAAACCGCCGTCTGGTTCGCCACGCCGATCGGCTTCGCTTCCCCGTCGAACACGGCAACGCCGCCCGGCCCGTCCTGGCCGAACTGGTTGAACGACGTGTTGGCGCGAATGACGATCTTGCCCTTGTAGGCGTCGCCATCCTTGCCGCGCTCCGCGCGGGCCTCGGCCATCTCGTCGCCATCCTTGAGCGGCGAATGGACCTTCTTGCCCTCAAGGAACAGATCGAAGAACGTGTCGCCCCACTCATCGGCGGCGAAGTTCGCCAGATCGTCCTCGATCTTGCCCTCGCCGGTCACGTCCGCGGGATCGAACGCCAGCTCGATTTTGTACGTCGGCTTGCCTTCGACGCCGTTCGCGCTGGTGAACGCATCGCGTTCGAACAGGGACGAGTTGATAAGGCGCCCCTCGGGCAGCATGATAATCTTCGCCGGCTCGGACTTCTTCTGAATTGCAGCCATCTTCACTCTCTCCAGTCGTGATGAAACTCTCGATTGCGGATTGTCTACTTCGCCGCGGCCTTCCGCTTCTGCGTCGCGGCTTCGAACATACTCTTCGTATCCTTGTTGACCTTCGGCCGCGCGTCCTCAGACTTGGCGACGGTCAAGCCGGCGTCGGGCTTGTGCGCCCACTGTGCGACGAACGCCTTGCCCTCGGGCAACTCTTCCATTTGCGCGGGTGACAGCAGCGCCGGCTTCGAATAGGCCATCGGGCCGAACTTGGCTTTCGCGGCAGGGGCGGCGCCATCCTTGAAGACGCGGTTCGCACGGGCCTTCACCAGTCCCCAGCCCGGTACGTCGACACCCGCGTTCATCATGCGGAACGCGGTGTTGCTGGCCGCTTTACCGACGATCTTCGCCCGCTCCAGCAAGTCGAGGAACCGCGAGACTTGAGCCGGCTTCAGCTCGTCGGCCGTCCCATTCATCAGCGCCATCATCGTCTCCAGTTCGTCCATCTCTTGCATGAGCTGCGGGCAGGCATGGGAACGCGCCGGGCAGAAGCGGCAGTGCTCGCCGGACTTGGTATCACGTGATACCATCGCGTGATCCATCGCCGGCCGCAGCACATCCCAAAGCCAGCGGAACAAATCGAGCGTCGAAAGCTCCCACGTGCGGTGCGGGCCGTCGAAGTGGAAGCCGTTTGGCTGGTGGATATGGATCACGACACGCTCGATCGCGCCCCACAAGCCCAGCTCTTCCAGCGCCCCGCAAGCGTAGTACATGCCCTGCGGATTTTCCTTGACTTCGACAACAATGCCCGCGCCGTTCTTGTAATCATGGACGTGCAGGGTGCGCGTCGGCTCGTCGATGAAAATGGCGTCGGACGTGCCATAGAACAGCTCGTGTATCGAGGGGCAGTGAAAGCCGCGCTCGACGAAGAAATTACTTTGGTTGCGGTCGGGGTGAAGCTCGCGTATCTTATCGAGGTACTGCTGCACGGCATCGGCCATGTGCTTGTCGGTAGCCCAGCCCCCGTGCGTCCAGCCTAGGTGTTCCCAGGCGTCCGTGTCGGATGTCAGACACATTTCGCCGAGCGCATGAGCCGCCGTGCCGATCGCGGCGTGGTCGCTCTCTTCGTCGATGATGCCGGCGCTCAACCCGACCGAGCCTGGACACGCCATCCATCTCTTGGCGCCGGACGCGCCGAGTGGGCTATGGCCCTGTGGTCCGCTCATAGTGGCACCGTCCAGGCTACGCCCGCTCCGGCCCCAATCGCGAGAATACCAAGGATGAAAATCCCGCCCGGTCCGAACAGACTACCGACGACAAACAGGACAAACAGGACGAAGAGCGCAGCGGCGGCTACAGCCGCGCCAGTGACAGCGCCTCTAAACATCTCACTCTCCAGGTCTAAGTAGTGTGCAGGCTTCTCACCCGCTCGGACGTTCCGCCGGTAATACTCAGTAGCGATTGAGCCCTAGCGCACGAACGTCTAAACCCGTTGTTATTGTGCTTCGGAAACCATTACTCGCAGTTCGTCGATGAACTCCCGGCGCTCTTCGTCGACCAGCTCACCTACGCTTGTCGCGCCATGGAACTCCAGCAGGAATTCCTTGACGACCTTGGGTGTGATGACCGCCGCTGCTTGGCTGGCGGCCTTGGCGAGATCTTCGTTCGAGATGCCCGAGCTATCGGAAGGTGCAACGGGCGGCGAGGGCGTCGCTGTTGGCGCAGGCTGGTCCTGCGCAGCCTCGGTATGCGCCGTCCCATCCACAGATGCCGCAGCGCGGCGCTGGCGCATACGGGGTTCCGGCGAAGCCGCAGTCGTCTCGGTCGACGCAGGCGTTTCCGGCGTAAGCTCGGCAGCGGGGACAGCGCGGCGCTGACGACGGGCTAAAGGGGCGCCGTCCTCAGACGAGGTATCCGTAGCAGTCGCAGGCTCCTTCTCCGCGTCCGCAGTAGGTGCAGAGCGTCGGCGGCGTGAGCCGGCTGCACCTTCGGTGGGCGATGGCTGTTGCGACGTGGTGCTTCCACCATCGACGGCGGCGCTCGCGTCGGCTAAAGGGGCGGCAGACGCCTCCAGCGGATTGGCGTGGGACTTGCGACGGCGGCCGGTCGATGCTTCCGCCTTGTCCAGCTCAACGAGCGCATCATTCCCTTCGTTGAGGATCTTGACGACCGCAGCAGATGCCTCGGGCGAGATCTTCAGCGGCGGAGCGCAGACGCCATCGCCGCACAAGCCGTTGAGCTGGAGCCAAGCGAGCACGCCGCCGATGTCTTGGAAGTCGAACCGTTCATTGCATCCCCAGCGAAAACCCACGGTGACGAGATTGCCGCTTTCTCCCTCGCTTTTCAGCGATACGCTTTCGATTTTCATTTGAAGCCCCTTTGTTCTGTGAAGGAATGTAAGCTACGATAGATTAACAATTGGTGTAGGAACTAGATGCGTTTGCGGATCTCGTCCGCGAGCTGTTGCAGCATGATACGCTTGGGTTCGTCGTACTCCGTCTTGTTATAAATCTGCGTAATGCCCTTGCGCTGGTGCGAGAGGATCATGCCCACGTCGTCGTCCCGGTAGCGGATGTTCGTGCCCGGATGGCACATGCCGCCGATGGTGGTAGCGACGAACTTCCGAAGCGAGTAGGGGGACTGGCCCGGCTTCAGCCCCAGCTCTTCCGCGTTCTCGCGCATGGCATGGCGCAAGGCGTTCGTTTTCAGGGGCTTCTTGCCGCCGCCGTAGGGGCTCGCGAAGATGAAGTCCCCGGTTGGCGCCCACGGGCTGTTCTTGGCTTCGGTCGGGACGCCCACGGCGTCCTGGAGCACTTCCTTCGCCAGATCCGACAGCGGGACGCGGTGCGCCCGAGCCTTCTTCATGCGGATGCCTGGGATCGTCCAGACGCCATCCGGCCCGACTTCGCTCTTGAAGGCCCCGGCCGCTTCGCCAGGGCGAACGCCCGTCAGCAGCAGGAACCTCGCATACTCGCGCGTCACGGGCTCCAGCCCGATCCGGTCGAGGCCGTGCCAGAACGCCCCAATCTGGTCGAGCGCCAGCGGGACGGCGCCAAGGTCAATATCGTCTTCCTTCGGCTTGACGTGGAAAGCCGGCATCTTCTCGACGGGGTTGTGCTTGATGCCGAACGGCCCGCGGCCCCAGTTGAACATCTTGCTGATCGTCGCCTTGAGCTGGTCGGCTTGCGACGGCGCGCGCTTTGCCACCGGAGCGAGGATTGCCATCACGTCGGCGTATTCGATGCTCGCCGGCACCCGGTCGCCGATGGCCGGGTTGACGTAGCGCAGCAGGAACATTTCGTCGCGATCGGCGGTGCGCTTCCGCTTGCGCGACCACTCGGCCATGAACCGCTCGCCCATGTCGCGGATGGTTGCCGGGGCGGCATCACGTGATACCACGGCGAGCCTCGGATCGAGGCCGGCTTTAGCCGCGTCGTGGACCGCCTTGCCGGCGCGTTCGGCTTCCTGGTATCGGAAGGTTTGCGGGTGCAGCTCGCCGAGGACGT